GAAACAACGCAACAGTTCAGGTTTCATCACGAGCAGATTTGCTGTCCTCTATACCTGCTACTCAATACGGGGACGTTAACACTATAGGTCTTAAAGTGTCTTCGATGACCTATATGACCTCGGCAGGTACAACTCTTACCAAAGATTTTATCAAGGTACCTTATGCGTTTGTGCATCGGGTTTCTGATAGGAAAGTTATGTGGAGGCTAGTCCTTAATGATAGCGCTTGCAATATTGTGGATGACGCAATCCATGGGGGTGCATTATGTGAGGTTGCTATCTTTTCCAACAATCCTACTCAAGCTACCCCTGATGAACTATACATGATTGCTTATCGAGCTTTTGCTAATATCACTAAAACCAACGAATTCACCTTAGATTTTAGGTGGACCATAGAATTCTAATGTCTTATAATACTTACACAAATTTAGAGCCCGGGACGACAGCCCATAAAGAGCTGTTCCCTAGCGTAACAATGTTTGACGCTAGTACATTTTATAATTGGGAGCAAGACAATGTCCCACTGCATGAATTAAAGCAAAGAACAGACACTCTTTTGAGGCACGCAGGGTTTAACGAGGGGGGTAAACCTACCGGAACAGTGACCTATACGTTGTCTAGCNCCGAGGATGCTGACATTGGTATCTATGATGATATGGACAGTATTTTGGATTTGATTCCAAAGCGTCTAACTTACCCTGTCTTGGTTGAGATTTGTACATATGGTAAAATACCATCTTTTGAACTGGCAGACATTGTCACAGAAGGTGACGGACAGCTAGAGATTGTTAACAGGCAGTTCTCTTATTCTCCTGGCGCTAAGCTCATGATGGGATCATCAGTTCAGGGTGAAGGGACGTATGAGAATGTCTCCTTCACAACATCGGCAGGGAATGACGACGACGTGAACTCCTCAAAGGCTTATTGGAATGCGTATGATGCTAGCTCTCATAGGTTTGGGTGGAATATTTTTGATGAAACCGAGTGGGACACCACGGGTAGTAGGGGGTTCCAGTCAATCTCAAACAACAGTGCGTCGGCGCTCAAAACATATGCCTGTTTTACTGGAGGTATCCTTATTGGGGGAACTGGGTGCGTAGGTGTTAGTGGGTATCCTTATGATGTTAATAATGACTCTACTATCCCATCCCATGACGTTAGCCCTTCGTCCCTAAGCAACTTAAACGACACAAGGGGTACGAGACTCGGAGGAGAGAGGGATAGTTACACAATAGCCACCACACGAATGACCAATGTGTTATACGGCAACCACTTTACCAACATCAACGTTCGGGGGTGTTTGGGTAAAATTACCTTGCGGAATCTATGTGTAGATGGTGCAAATTATCTATATGGGGACGATGTGGTTCATATAGGTGAGTACGGTTTTAATATCTCCAATTCTAATATTGTTCTTGAGCACTGTGCTGCTATGAGATGTAAGAGGGCTGGAGTTTTTGTTAAAAATTCTGATGTTAGCATCGCAAGCGGTATGACTTGTTACAGGAATTACGAAAAGGAAAGTGGCTCCGTTAGGGGTTTCTTAGGAAATGATGAGTACGGAATTGGGCTACACGCGGTCAACTCAGATATAAATTTTGCTACTATCAATGAGGCTGGTGCCGGGTTTACTAATGCGGCGCAACCCAACGAGCGTGGAAATCCATATAACTTTGCTAAGAATGACGTTGGAATTTTCTTAGAGTCCTCGAAGCTACATGGAGGGACATTATGGAATGGCGCGAACAGCCCTCTAAGAACCCGAGGGACTGCTAATGATTTGGTTACCTCGTTTATTAGGACGTTCGGGAATGACGTAGGTCTTAAAATGGAATCTTCTAATATCACCTATCTGGGGATTTTAGAATCTTTTTTAAATAATACAGGTATTGAGGCTAACAATTCTGTTCTTAAATTAACGCAGTTCGATATTCAGGATAATGCGATTGTAGGGTTTAATTTAGACAACTCGAAGTTAGAGTATGGGTACAAAGGGGACCTACTCTCTGGCGCCGCCGCTGGTCATAATTCAAACAGTATCAAGGAATATAAAAGGTCTTATACTTGTTCCCGAAATGGTCAAAATTTGATTATTAAGAACTCAAGCCAGGTAGTACCTTCTAACGTAGGGGATCTGACGACAAACCTGGGAAGTTGGGGTGGGCCTGGAACCAGCATACTTGCCGAAACTGGTACTCTAGGTCTCCTAGGAGATTACATGCACAGCGTCGGAGCCACCTCACGATTAGCTGACATGGTGGATATCGACTCATGTGATTTGCCTGCTATCGTGGTTAAAAATGGTTCTTTTGCCGAATTTGTAGGATTGGCCTGCGCAGCACGCACCGATGGAGCGTCAATTAAAGGCGCATGTGTCGCAGTTACGGATAACTCCAAAGTAGCTTTTCGTGGATCCAAACACAGTTGGACAGCACTGACATGCGTCCCGCAAAACGGCTTCGCCGTAGACGAACAATTGCGTAATTGGGGTACCGCGGGGGTACTTGCCAATAATAATTCAGTAGTAGAGTTTACGGGACCAACAAAAATATCTCGATTTGGAGTTCCAGTTCTTGCTGAAAATGGGTCCACTGTTAAGTTTGGCCCACCCACAATTGATGGACAGGAAACGACTATGGACCTCAATAGGTTCCCTGTCTCATCCCTCCCCGATGGGGCTAACGATGTCAACCATACCAAGGTTGAGCTCCACTCTACAAGAGCATGTTTAGTAGCCAATAACAATTCAAATATTATTATTAAACATATTGGAGGTTGGGCGAATGACGACTTTCAGGCTTGGACTACTGATACAACAATGCGAAGCACAAATCCGGACGAAGCCGACAAATCCTTGTCGGCTTGTACCTCTGCCGGATACTTTAGGTTTTTCCCCAATGGGTTCACCAGTGGAAATCTAGAGCGCGAATGTATTAAATTGGCAACAAACACATCAAACCAACTGAGGGGAGTGTCTCTGGTAACGAATGGTAGCACGGCCGCCGGGACTGGATTAGGTAAATGGAACTGTACAAATTTTACTGACGGTGGAATGTGTGTTAGGGCTGTAGGTAATAGTACTGTAGACGTTAATGGCGTCAACTTTTCATTTGAGTATAGCCCGAGTAGTACCTCAGGAGTGTTTTATGATTTCCAAGGAACTCATCGAGCGAGGTATTCAGACGGAGCAGCAATCGGCACGGACCCTTATTTGGTTAACGGGGAGAGTTATTGGCCAGCTCCAGGCGGCACCTTAACTGGCCCTGTAAGAAGTCATTACTTGCCAGATACTTCATCCTTCAGCTCCTCGGGATTGAGTTCGCTCGGCCTATATAGCAGAACAGACATGGACACTTACTCCTCAAGCGGCTATTTACCGCAGCCATCAGTATCTGGGTCGTTTTCAACCACGAAACACGTTATTTCTTATGGCTCCTATGCATCAAATTTGATGATGTGGAATATTGCGGACACGTCCCGGCTTCATGTGGCAAATGTAAAAATGTCTAAAGGAGATGGCGCGACCACAACCCAGAAGTTAGACCCGAGTGCCGCTTGTGAAGCACTTAGTATTCACGGTCCTCGAGGAAAGTGGGCTAATGGAGTTGCACTCGATTATTTCGGAGAGGGAGGGCTAGCAACAGGTTTTAGCCCCCGGCTTCGCACCTCCAACACTTTGCGACAGTTTGAAAATTATGGAATGTTTAGACTCCTTCTCGGGCACAGGGGGGATTTGAAGAGTTTAGTTGAAGTTAGTGCAGGCACCACGCCGGTTGGCCACTTCATGGCATCGCCCAATGCAATGGGTGGAGGAGCCGCCATTGACCAAATTAATGCGGCTGGGTATCAAGCATATACGAGCCAAGCTCTGCCATTGTCAGGTTCTGACGAGCGATTGGTCATGGGGCTCGAAGGTGGAGCGGACTGGTCTCTCAGTGGTGGGTCCATGCAATTTTCTGGAATGGAAGATGTTTTTGGACAAGGATGGGCTGCTTCTGCGATAAACGAGCCTGGGGGCATACAAAACGGTATAAACTGGTATGTAGATACTTCTGGCAATCGGCGAGGAGCTGTCCCGAACATGTCTATTCCCCCGTTGCATATGGACTGGCAGGGGTATATGAGAAATTGGCTAGATGAGTCCGCATCTAACTTGTTTACGAATGCTAAACACGCAGCGAGTAAAAAAGTTAACTCGCTTTCAATCTATCGTTCCNCAACAGAAGGTAGACAGAGGGGGTGAGGGCCGCGACAGTGATNAGTGGAACGCTTCTTTCGGAGTAGGCTGTCGGTCTCTGAACTTGTTTGATTTGGATAGGTTATTGTAATGGCACGAGAACGAATAAACCCAAATATTAGATATTATCTCCCCGGAGACCCATATTACTATGAGGTTGATAATCTCCCCCTACAGGACTTGCAGGCTAATGATGCGTCTCTGCAAGCTCAAATAGATGCGTTAAATACTAGGATTGATTCCGCTTTAACAGCTCCAAGTAGGTATGGATTTAATGAATTGCTTCCTTATTGGGACAAAAATCACGATGGCGCATTGCGGGTAATGGATGGAAATTTCATATCTAGGGTAAACACTAAAGCCACTTTTGAAAATGGTTTAATGGAGCGACTGCACGGCTCTGATGTGGACTCTAATTCCGTATGGCTGAACGACCAGTCGAGTGGTGAGATTAGGACTTTAGAAGCTGGTCGAGCTGGTCATGAGGAGTTTGAAGCTAAGGCAGCCGCAAGAACCGCAGTTATTCAGTACCGGGACGCACATAGTTTGCCAATCCCTACTTTCGATGATAGCGATTTTACAGACGCGGATGCGCCGGATTACAGGATAGACCTTTTGTACATTCAAGCCTCCCCCTCGATGGACGAGTCTAATGAGTTTGTCCCAAGATTTGGTAATACGGCTGAGACTGCTCGTTTGGGGTATGTGAAAGGCGCGTACTTTAGATTGGACACCTTGGCTGGAAACGACAGAAATGTGGGGAACATACTAGACTCTGAGGGATTGGAGGGTAAACTGCTAGGGCTCTCTCAGGTGGATGTTTATGGGAGGAGTGAAGGAACTATTCCTTCCCCGGATGATGTCGTTAATGGGTCCTGGAAAGGTGATATACCAGCCGGTGCTGTTTCGCACACGCCAGGGATTACAACCTTATCTTTAGACGTTTGGGCTGAGAATCAATTTGATAACTTAGGGGTCTTTTGCCTACCTGTTGCTTATGTTAAGGTTCCCAGGGGATATCGGGCAGGAGAGGTTCTTCCCCAAAATGCACTAATTGATATTAGACCTTTGTTTAGGTCTACGGAGCTTACTTTACCTGAAAGGCAGGCTATCGCAACTTCGCACGCACCAAGCCTGAATAACAGGTTCATGACTCTGCAGGACCCAGATTACAAACATTTCAAAGATGTAGTGGTTAAAGGAGCAGGACTGGCGGAGCCCCACAATCATGAGGGCCGTATCCAGGAGCTAGAGCGAAAAATGCGAGCACAGGCGGATATGGAAGTTTTTCAGCCTGTAAATATTTCATGTATGGAGGGTCAAGAAGAACAACCATATTATTTAGACCCAAATATCGAAAACCCTGATAGACTTGGGGGCTTTAGGGATTTTATGGAAACTACTGGAGACTGGCATACGAGGAGAAACAATGAAACCTATAAAAAGACTGTAAGAGCTTTTAGGTATAAAGTTGGTGAAGGGTCATGGATGTTGTACACAACCATTCATTTTAATATTGCCGATGAAGCTCGTCGAGGAGGTAATAAAGATTACTCTACGGAAACTGCGACTAGAGAAGGGGATGACTCTAATGCCNCCGAANTGCCAATGCCTTCTGGGTATTANAGATTGAATATTACCGAGCTGGGATATACTGGAGCTTCCGTAAATGCTATTATTGCAACCCCAAACATGGAAATGAAATGGGGTGGGGATGCTTGGGCTATGGATATTTTTAGACATGATGATTGGGTAGACCCTAATAATCCTGAGGTTTACGAGCCTGGCTTTATTGATTGGGATTTTGGGTGTAGTGACACACATGAATACAAGAAAATTAAGAACTATCCTAGCTGGTCGTTTTGGAGAAAAGACAAGAAGGGGTGGGTCACCACCCAGGAAGGCTCTATGGCATGTTCTCTAACTTTGATTGGGCTCTCTACCGTTCCAGGTTTGTATGAGGGTGCGGAGATTGCAACTGATGTAATTTATTAAAATGAGTGGACTTTCTAGGATAAAAAACGTTAAACTACACGGTCCTATAGGGACCTACGAACACACTGACGACAATGCTCCTTTAGAAGTGTTGGCGCAAAATGACGTTATTCTACAAAGTCTGGTCGACGGTACATACGAAAGATTGCAAAACTCTATAGATTTGGATTTTGACAGAGACAATTTTGTCTCCCTTTTACCTGAGCCCGTTAGCAGAAAGTTATATGTAAACCCAGGAACTTTTTTATGCCGCATGCCTACCCGTTCTGGCCCATTTGAAAATATAGGCCGTGGGTCAGGTCTAAATACTAGAAGAGGAGGGTTGGAAGGTGATAAGAGTGTAGCGAACACTCTCGCTGGGCTTCCTTACCATGAGATGAGTGAAACTCACCGCTCCTCTGTTATTTTCTTTCAAGGGGGAGATGCCTATTTTGAGCCGTGGCGAGATACGGATTTTAACTGGACTGGTGAGTCTGGCACCTGGACCTCGGACGCGCCCAACCACAGGATTGATTTGGTCTGTATTCAAGGGTTTCCGTCCAATGACCAATTTGGACAAAATCCTACTGTACTTGCTAGTGACTCCCCTAAATTAGTTGTCGTGAAAGGAGCCGGGTTTCGTAATGCTCCTTGGTTTGATGGTAAACAGGCGAATGAAGACGTAGACCTAACTTATTTTCACGTTTGGGGTAATAGTGTCGGGGTTGATAAGTACCGGGAAACTTTAACTGGGAATTCAGAGGGAATTACCAAAGCAAAAACATATGGAATGGGGATGACGTCGATTGAAAAACGTAGCTCTACCCGTACTTTTGGTACCACGCCCGCTCCAGACGACATCATTAACCATGCATACCATATGATGCCTGGATTGTTGGACGAGTACTTTAACCCCCTTACGTCTAGCACCGCAGAACTTGCAGATGCGCAAAGTAATAACTCTCATGTTGGGCTTTTTTGCGTGCCTGTGGCTTATGTTAAAATACCAAAAGGTTACTCCGGAGGTACTATTCAAAAGTCTTGGGTATATGATATTAGACCCTTTTTCAGGTCCACAGAACTAACTTTACCCGAGAGGCAGGCTGTTGCAAATGCACATAACCCTGAAGCTGCCAACAGGTTTCTTACAATTTGGGATTCGGATTACCAGGCGCTTGTTGATTATGTGATGCGCGAGGACCAGTGGAATGCATTTGAAACTGCGACTGGGCAACGTAATATTATCCCTGGAAATCACGAGGGACGAATTAAGGCGATGGAAGCTGCATTATCACGTCCTCAGTTTCAAACTGCTCCTAGAACATCTTATGAGGATTCCATTCCTCAATTAAAACTTCGACCCAAGTACCCGAGGTCAACGGGGGATACCCCTGTTTGGGGTTGGATGTGGGGCAATGGGCCAAAACATTGGATGCACAGTGGGTCGACCGGAACTGGCATTGGGTACACGGGAGATTTATATTATGCTCCCGGGCAGCACATTCCCGCGGTTAGGAATTACTTGGATAGGTTTTATTCCGATATTTATAACCTAAAAGAAAGATATCAGGAGATGAGTCTTCTTGAGCCTTCAAGAGTTTACGGGGCGCATAACGTTATGGCTAGAAGAATTGTTAACCGCAGGAAGTTTTTAAGCTACAACACAAATGCCTGGGAAGGGTTTGAGTATGAGGGTGGGGATATCACTGAGTACCCCGCAGCCACATACCGAAACAAGCATGTTCGTGGAGCTACAAGAAATATACACAATACAAGTAAGGGAGCTAAGATGGATGATTCCATGTTGGACCCTAATAATAAATATAAATTTCAGATGATAGAGCTAGATTTTGAATTTCCTCCGTTTGATGTGGATAGAGATGAGCATGAAGAGTGTGAACAAGTTTGGGTTCAAAGTTGTAGTCGCGGAAGAGGATGGTCAGGTTTTGGGCATGGTGGCGACTCAACTTGTACGGGTAAATATGTAACCCGTTGTGCAATGGTCGACGGGGGTAAAACACTTGAACAGGAGCTCCCCCACATGGGGATTCCTCTTGGGTATGTCCCATATTGGGTTGATGTTGATGCTCTAGGCTTCGCGCCGGGCACTATTGACGCACTACAGATTCAAGTTGTGAATTCGTTTGATACTAAAAATGATTATGGAACGTTTGTGTTTTACAGGTTTAATAATAGAAGGCCCCCCCATCGGGGTGGCCGTCCCTTTAACAGGCCGGAAGATGGCTCTGACTATGTAATCCAGGTTCCTGAAAGCCAAAAGTCCTTGGATGAGAGAGTGAGAGCCATGGATTGGGAAGAGTCGGATTGGGTGTATGGTGTTGTNGGAGAGACTCAAACGTGGACGAGGAATTATTTCGAAGACGAAGGGAAGGACCATCCTGAGACTAATTTTCGAGCACCTCAAGTTTCGTACGGGTATAACGGTTTCGTTTTAATGACCAACATGCCAATCAAAGCTACGAAGAACTCCAAAAGGCATGAACACTGGGGAGGCTTGCTTAACCACACCGTAAACTGGTACAACCACACCCAAAGCTGGAGACCGAAGCGGTGTAAAATTAGAATTGCAGGTCCGGCGCATAGATACTTTAATGGGGCTTTCCTACCCTCGTCTAGTAATTCTGATAGTGGGGATTCTAACGTTGGGTACGATTGGATTGATTAATGATTAAAAACTTAACTATTTTACTTTTGCTTCTTCCCGGATGTTCAACCTTATTGACCGCAGCGGGAGCTGGTGGTGGGGCTGCTATAGGGAGCTTCGCTGGCCCCGGTGGTTCTGCGGCTGGAGCAATTGCTGGTGTTATCGCTACTGATTTGGCTACTGCTGAGACCCCCTTGGGGGAAGGCGCAGGGGTTCAACCTGACGGGCAAATAGCGTCCACTGTACATGAAACTGCGACCTTAATTGAAACTGTAGGGATGTGGTATCTCTTAATATTCGTGTTCTTACCCTTTCTTACAAAACGTGGTAGAGGTTGGTTAAAGAATTTAACACGGCTTCACGACAACGTATCTAAGAAGGAAGTTGAATCTTTAGTAGAAGAGTTAAAAAAACAAGTTAATTCTTCTAAGTAACTACTAAATAAAATAGAAGAGTTGGACCTCTTCCAAAATATTATGAAATATATCGAGAATGATGACCCCCTCGGCGTAAAACCAGCTTCGCCTGATATCGCTAACATGATTATGGAGAACCTCGGGTACGATACTGTGAGGGAAACTCCTAGCATTATCGCAATTGACAGCGACCTCTTCGCTTTGTCCCCAGAGATTTGCACTATTGAAGAAACTTTGTGTATCAAACTCGAGGAGCTCAACGACAGTCTGTTTGAATCTGTAAAGGAAGACCCTCTTNTAACCGAGAGTGTTGAGTTTGATGAGNTTTCCNTTGATTTCGACGAAGTTGTTGAATGTGATGGAGACTTCTATGTAACTCTATGTGAAAGTGTTGAAGAAGATACTGAATCCCATGAAGATTTTGTTATGGAGCTTAACGGTGTTGAGTATGATGTAACTGAAGACGAAGATACTGCTGACTCATTTGCTTTCATCGTAGAAAACGATGAAGGTGAAATGTTCGTTGTGGACACTGAAGAAGAAGCAGACTTTGTAGTTTACCTTAACGAGAAGTAACCATGACGCAACAGACCATCGCGCAAATGGCTGATGACATTTTGGGCGGTATTTTGACCGACCCAGGAAAGTTGAAGTCTAAGTCTCATCTGCAGGAGAATCAGGAAGAACTTCCTGAGGTTTCTCCTGCGCAGCATGATATTATTATGTCCCATATTCTGGATGAAGGCGTTAAAGACACTGCCGTGCGTGTGATGAAGAAGGTTAAGCGTTCGACGAAAGTAGCAGGCAATCGGGCTAAAGCTTATGTTACAGGCAAGGCTGGTCCTGACTCTTGGAGAAACGCGTCAAGAAAACCAGGGAAACATGGAGCGCCTGCTTTGCCAAGAACGCTTGGAGGAGATGTAAAAAAAGTTAGAAATAAAATATCTGGAATGCTTAAACCTATGTCCGATAAGGATTTCGATGCAGCTGGAATGCCGAGAAGAGGTGAACGCTACCTAGGACCTCGTGAAAAAAACGAACACAAAATGGAAAACTTCACGCAAGACCAAATTGAGACCCTTAAAAAAGCTAAGGAAATCGTATCCGAAATGACTGGAGTTGGTTCTATCGGAGTAAACATGTCCGGTGGGGATGAAAGTTCTCACCACCCCGCATTACAGGTTAAACTTCCAGGAGATAAGGACCAAGCCAAACAAATTAAAGCTGCGTCTACCCCTCCTGCTATGCAACTGAAGGCTATTAAAGGACAATCCCCAAAAGGTCACTATGTGAATAATAAAGCGGGTGTGAAACGTAAAAGCAGTTCATCTAAAGATGATGAAACTCAAAGACGAGTTCACGACGATATGTCCGCGATGTACCACGAATCCTTTGATTCCTTTGTTGATGGTATTCTTCTTAAAGAAGACGCAACCGGCAAACGGTATAAAGGGGACGTAAGTGTTGCTGAGTTTGGACGGAAAGGCCCAGCCAATGACACCTTTGGAGGTGGTGGAATTCAAACTGGGGGAAGAGGTCCAGTTGTTAAGTTGACTAAGAACCAACTAATGACCGCTAAAAAGAAATCCGCAGGCAGCGGACAAGACAAAGGTGAGAATGGATTTGGCAAAGCGTCTTCTCACTCTCGTAAACACCCACAAAACCCGTACGCGGGGGGTAAGTAATTATGTATCAAAAAGGACTTCTCAACGAACTTTCTCAGAAACTTATTAAAAAAGTTGCTAAGCGAACCGTAGCAAAATATCAAAAAGAATCAGACGCTGCTAGAGCTAAAGCATGGAAAGACGAAAGAACTCAAGACGCTCCGTCCGCACGCGTTTCTCTGGCCGGGTATGAAGATGCGGTAGAAAAAACATCACAAAAGCGGGAGCAGGCCAGACGAGTTTTAGCAAAAATGAAAGGTAAACACCAAAGAGGAGACGAATACAGTGGCGACAAAGACCACAGCTTAACCACAAGCTCGAAACATGGATTGTCTAGACAGAACATGCGAGGTGAAGGTGACAAGACGCTCTCTATCGCTCCAAAATACGTTCGCGACCCAAGATGACTAACCTACTTCGAGACTTCTACTCCTTTGGAGAAATACAAATCCTTACTGAAGGTAAGGGTGGTGGCCCTATGAAGATTCGTGGGCTGTTCTCCGAGGCTGAGTCCGTTAACGGTAATAAAAGAATTTATAGTAAGAAGCTTCTTGAGCGAGAATGCCAAAAGCTGGGCACTATGATTTCCGAGCGTAGATTGGTAGGTGAATTGGACCACCCTTCTAGTGAAGTTGTTTCTTTATCCAACGCTTCTCACCTGATTACAGGGTTACAGTTTGAAGGGAACAAGATTATTGGGGAAGCTGAAGTGCTTAATACCCCGTCAGGCAAAGTCCTACAAGAGCTCTTGAAGTCAGGAGTACAAGTAGGTATTTCTTCCAGGGCTACTGGAAGTCTCGAACAGGATATGCATGAAGATTGCTATCGGGTTCAAGATAACTTAAAAATGATTACCTGGGATATGGTATCAGATCCGTCTTGCCAAGGTGCATTTCCAGCTCTAAAAGAAGGTATGCTTCATGAGAAGCGTGACCCTATTGTAGAAAAGATGGACCACCACAAGCAGGAAAGAATTTATATTACAGCACTTAAGAATACGTTAAGAAATAAGTAGGCTTATTGACCCTGTTTACATAGATATATTAGACTAAGATTATGAGTAACACTCTTGACCAAATCGTAAAAGCACTGCCTAAGGACCTTTCTAAGAGCGGCGCGAAGGAAATCGATAAGCTCGTTAACGAGACTGTTGATTGCCGCGTTGCCGATGAAATGAAACTTTTAGAGTCCAAGGTTAGCAGTTTCCTACGGACAAAACTTGAACAACTGAAAGAGACTGCCCAAGAGGAGCTAAGAGCTACCGATGAGACTTATCGCGCTGTTAAAATTTACGAAGCGGTTAAGCAGTTGGTGGCTGGTGACATTGTTTCCGAAGATAAGGAAAGCATCGCTAACTCCTATGCTGCGCAAATTGCACAACTTGAAGAATCAGTTAGGGCTTTAAATGAAGCGCTTGAGCACGCAGCTCAAGAAAATCGCTTGCTGGAAGGCAAGCTCGGTTCTACCGAAATGGAGGTCACCTCCCTTGTAGAAGAGAACCAAAATCTACAAGAGCGAGTGGAACGTCCATTCCGCTCTTCTGAATCAGCAGTGGTTATTACCAATGAAACTGATTCAGTAGAACATTTCACAAATGCGTCTTCGGATAATCATTTCCTCACCGAAGATGTAGTGCGCCTATCGCGTACTTTCACGGAGGATAAATAATTATTATGTTAAATAAAGACACTTCACGTACACTTACTGAGAAGTGGAATCCGATTCTGGAAGGGATTGAGGACTCGTCAACCCGTGAGAGTACCGCCGTCCTTCTGGAGAACCAAGCTCGTTCTATTATGAACGAAATGACTAAGGATGGAAATCGTCTTGACGAGTCCACCGGTGTTGGTTCTCTTGGCACATTCCAGAAGTTCGCATTCCCTCTCATTCGTCGGGTTTTCCCGGAATTGATTGCCAATAAGGTCTGTGGTGTACAACCTATGCAGGCACCTGTTTCCCAGGTGTTCTACCTGGGTTACTCCCGTACAGGGGGTCATGCAGGTGATAGTGCTAACACGTCAGAGACTGTGTATAGCCGCTACAACCTGACCTACGCCGGTCGTGATGCATCCGCTAACGATGCTGATGGTTGGGGTACAGGGTCATCTCTGGATCAGCAAATCCTAGATGGTGGTCCTTATGATGGTATGGGAACTAACCCTGGTTTGTCCGGGCACACTCTCGCTGCTAACGATACTGCTGGCGGTAAGATTGCAGCTTGGCCGAATACCCAGCAAACCTACGCTCTTGATGTATCCAGTGGGGAAAGCCTAACTGGGTCTGCTATTCCAGAAATCAACTTCCATATCGAACAACAGGCTGTTATGGCTCGTACTCGTAAGTTCCGTGCGCTTTGGACTCTCGAAGCTGCTCAGGACCTTCGTGCGTACCACAACTTGGACCTGGAGCGCGAATTGACCGACTTGCTCGGCAAGGAAGTTTCTTTGGAAATCGACCGTGAACTTCTAGAAGATATTCGTGGTATTGCATATGACTGGACTGCCAATGATGGCTGGAACCGTGATATGCTTTCCTTGGGTAACTCTAATCGTTTCCCTGATGACGGCACCGGTAACTTTAACCCATCTGGTTTCTACTACGAGTTGAACCAGTATAACGGCGGCACCCCTGGCCCCGGAGGGTCAGGACCAGATGCTGACGTAATTGGCTCTAACCCTGCTGGTAATCGCAGAACTAATGGTAACGTTTTCTTAGTTGATTTCGCTACCTCAGCGCTTGGTCTTGACCCTCGTCACGTTGGTCAAGTATACGCCAACCTGGTTGCTGTGCTAAATTTCGCTTCTCAAGATATCTACAAGACTACTTATCGTGGAGCTGGTAACTGGATTGTTACTTCCCCGATGGTTGCCGCTATCCTTTCTTCGGCTTCTAAGCTTGAAGGTGGCGTGCGTCAAGGTGAGTTTGAGGGTAAACTTGGTGCTAACATTCAGTACAAAGGCAAGTTGATGGGACAATTTGACGTTTACGTTGACCCACTTTGGCCAGAGGATGAAATCCTCATGGGCTACAAGGGTTCTTCCCCAATGGATTCTGGTTATATTTACTCACCATACATTCCACTGCAGATGCTCCCAACCATCACAGACCCTGATACGTTCCAACCACGTAAGGGCTTGCTCACTCGCTACGGCAAAACTGCTGTATCTCCTGAGTCTCGCTTCTTCCGGGTTATTCGTCTAATGGGCGCTAACGCTAACTTCCTACACCAACCATTCTCAACTGTGACTGGTTCGTAATAGAAGTTAAAATTTACTTAACAAAGAAGCCTATCCTTTTTACGAGGGTAGGCTTCTTGCATTCCTATATAATGTGTAACTATGACTGCCTATCGACCAACAACCAAGTTCGGAAATACGTTCGCCCATAGGAAAGGAGTTTCGAACGATGCTTCAGCGTGGTCTGAGACTCTAGGGGACATACAGTACGATTCTATTAATAGAAGGCTCTTTGCTGAGCAGATAGAATTTAATAGATTCTATACAATTATTCGGGATTTTATTAAAGCCCGCTTGGGTCATCCTGTGGTTCGAGTAGAGCTCTCCGATTTTCAAATATTAACAGCTATTGATGAAGCAATCGCAAAGCTAGACTACCACGCCCCGGATTGGTGTTTACAGTTTATGACGTTCCACACGAAAGCTGGGGAAAATTTGTATGAGTTACCTCAGTTTGTAATGAATAACTTTAGATTCGCGGCGTATAAAAAAACTCTTTTATCTGTAGCGCGCCAATCTAATACTCTTGAGAATGATTTTTTTATTAAGTATTTTCAAGAAAACTTTTTGTTCAATCAGTTGGATATTGGTGAATTTCTATTGATGAAAATGCAGCTGGAGCAGATTAGAAAAGTCCTAAGTCGAGAGGGAACATGGAGCGTCGTGAACGGCAAGTACCTTGCAGTTTGGCCAGTCCCATCGGATGAGCAAGACCAAGAAGAAGTTGCTGTGGAGTTTAAAGCTTTAGACACAAACACCTTACACCCATATTTTGTTGGCTGGATACAAAGATTCGGCGCCGCGGTGTGTAAAGTTATCCTCGGACAGATTAGGGGTAAATTTGCTCAACTTCCCTCTCCCCAAGGGGGAGCTACGCTTAACGGGCCTGCTTTGGTACAGGAAGGAAATGCCGAGCAAGAAAAACTCGTTCAAGAGCTTCTAAATGAAATAGAAGAGCCCCCTGTATTTACTACATTCTAATGGATAATATTCTGTACGCAAAGATTCAAAAGGATATAAAAGCTTTTGATGAGTCCCATCCCGCGACCACGGATTTTTATAGGAACTATACTAAATCCCTAATGGACCGTCTGGTTATTGAGGTAATGGACGCGGAGGACAAACGGTCAACTGTTCCTATCATGTACGCGAACCCAGAGCGTGCAATCTCTAAGGTAAAAGAAGACCAAACGTTGCAGCTACCCTTAATATCTGTTGCGATTGGTGATATTGAGGAAAACCTAAGAGCAAGGAGACCTGATTTACAACTTACACATTATAAATTTTTTGATGTGGAGAAGCAGAGAGCTTACCGTATCCTTAAAAAAACCTCAAAAGCAGTCTCCCTACAGTTTCAGATTACTTTTTGGGCTAAGTATACTGAAGATATAAACCAGATGGTCGAATCTCTTCAGTTACTATTTATGCCTTCGATGGTTTTGAAAACGGAGCACGAGCAGTCAACCAAAGCATTCTTACTGGATATCCTGGATATGTCCTCCGTACAGGCTGGCGACAAACAGGACCGTACTTTAAGAAAGCGAGCCACTGTTAGGGTAGAAGGATACATCCCAGGAAGGGAGTATTTATACTCTAATACGGGAAGAATTAAAGAGTTTATTAATACTGAAATTGAGAATAAAGAAAACTAGAAAAAAATACTATAATACTAGATTGGCGACTCCTAAATAAGATAGGAGAAAATCACAGAATGCCACCTCGTAAAAAGCCTACCAAAGCACCGAAAAAAGCTGCGAAGGAGCCCACCCCTACAAAGACGGTTTCAAAGAGGCAATACGCCCTGTGCAATACCAGTAGTTCTGATTTTGAACTAATTGTATCTGAGCATGGAGTAGTAAATCATTATTGGATGACTCCTCACAAAACGATTCATATTCCCATCGGACCCTTAACCCCCCAAGTCCAGGAATTCCAAAGACGACACATGTTGTCCGTTACTGAAGTACAAATCTAAATATTATGCCTACCTATAACAGCCCCGGAGTTTATACTAGCGAGAAGGATTTCTCTAATTTCGACCCTGCGTCTAGCCCAACTACCCCTGGTATTGTNGGCTTNGCTTCCCAGGGTCCGGTCGATAAGCCAANCTTAATCACTAACACTGTTGATTTGGAACGGTATTTCGGCATGCCCACAGAAACTACTGGAGGTCAAGGACTTCTTGGAGCTTACGAGATTATGCGGGAAACGGGCCAACTAATGTTTGTTCGCGCACAAACTACTGCTGCTTCTCGAGCTGAAGTTGACGTCCCTTTAGGGGGTTGTCCGTTTGTGTTGGTAGGCCACCCTGACAACGCAGAGACCGCAGTTAAAAACAATCTGTTTAACCCTGCCAATTCTGGCTCCACCACAAGCGGCTCTGTAGACTTTGTAGTTGCGGTATCAGGTTCTAACGGAACAGCAACAACCTCGAAACCCTATTTCCTGTCTATTGCTGATTGCAATTCCGTGGATACCGTGGTTTCCGCATTTCAACGGACTCTAACCGACCAAAATGATTTTAGTATTGAGAAACTTGACGATACTTATTGCGCGTTTGTTGGGGCTTACCCTGGCAGCAACGCGGTCATTGAAGTAAGCGCATTCCACCCTTCCGGCGTCTGCACGATTGCAAACTTTAAAGCTACTGAGCTTTCGGGACATGGTGCAATCGGGGGTGGAGGGAATCTGCTTTCAAGAACAGTAGGGGGCAACTACGTACAGTATGATGGAACCTTTGCTGATGTCCGTGCTAAGACTGGCGTCGACGGTGCCGGGGGCTGGACTGACATTGGGTCCCCAGGTACCGGCGACCTTTCGGGCATGCAAGTCGTGAGTGGTATGTTTTATAACTCCTTTAACAGCTACAGCATAGCATCAAACGCAGACCTTTCGGGGACAAACTTTAAGATGAATGCAACAACGACATCTTCACACGGAAGGGTCTCTGGTTGTGGAGTAACATTCGCAAAAGCCAACTCTGCCGGTGGGGCCTATACTGTTCGCGCACTCCATACGGGACAAGGGTACAACGCTGTTAGCTCTTATAACGGAACCACACAAGTTGAGCGGGGCCTTTCACTGCGCGTGGAAAACACCGGGAAACTGCAGCAATCTCTAGTTTTGTTGCGAGGCGGTGGCGTGGAAGAGAGCTATAAAGTTCAACTAATTGAGGAAACTTCAGCAATGCCTACATGGCCTAGTTCTGTTATTAACAATAAACAGTATGGTAGTGGTGAGACTTCAGATTACATATATGGAGCGTTTGAGAATACCGACACCGACGTAGCTGTTACTTGGACAGCTCCAAGTAGTATTTTTACTGCAACTAATTCGTATGTTGCTTCCCCGTCAGGCACCTCAACAGGAAATAGCCGATTCTTGAAGTTCGAGTCCGCAACGTATGATTTCTCCGGAGGCGCCAACGGTGACGCGGGGGACCATGGGGGCTCTATGACCAATTCCGAGGTGGTTAATGCCTTGGCCGGTCCTACAGGCACGTACCGAGGAGTTAAAGCTTTCTCCCCAGAAACGGTTGACGTAGATATTGTCGCGATTCCTGGAGTACACGTTCAGGACGTACAGTCGGCTGCAATTACAGCAGCCGAATCTAAAGGAAAGTTCCTATATATCACCTCCCCTCCTGAGGGTTTATCCCCACAAGAAGCGGTTGACTGGCATAATGGAAATTACCCAGGGAGAACTGTTACAATGAACAGCTCCTATGCTGCCTTGTACTATCCTCACTGTAAATTCTTTAATACCTTTACAGGGGTAGACCAGTACATGGACCCTGCTGTCTTCGCAATCAAGGCTATGTCCAAAGCGGACAACGTCGCTGAGGTGTGGAACGCTACAGCTGGGGTTACAAGAGGAAAAATCTCCCCTACGGTAAAGGAAGTTGAAAAAGACTTGAACCAAGGAGACCGTGATTATGTTTACGGGGGAGGAAACGCTCTGAATCCGATTATTAATTTCAAGAGACATGGAATCTGTATTTGGGGTCAGAGAACAACACAACGACTCGCGACTGCCTTGGACCGGATTAACGTNCGTCGTCTAGCTATCGCGNTCAGGCAGAAAGTTCAAGACTTAGGTATGCCCTTTGTGTTTGAACCAAACGACCCAATCACATGGTCCTTGATTGTAGGAGAGATAACTCCTATGCTGGAAGATATCCAAGGTAAACGAGGTATCCGCTCCTTCAGGGTGTTCTGTGANGAAACCACAAACACACCTCTAAGNGTTGACAGAGGTGAATTGTGGGTTAAGATTGAGGTTGTTCCAACAAAGNCTGCCGAAGCGCTCATTTTTGAGATTAACGTCTTAGGTCAAGAAGAAGCCTAAATAATATAGAACAGAAAAATGGCATTTAGCAACAACAAAATTACTAACGAATACTTCGACCAGTTCAGAGAGGGTGGTGACGAGCGTTTGAATACTTTATCCCAACAGTACGATTCACTTAGAACGTATAGTTGGTTGGTATCTATCGAAGGGTTGGGTATTAGTGAAGAAGGGGATAGCCCAAGGGACCAAACTAATGCTCTCACTCTAGCCTGTAAGCAAATCGGAGCCATTGGGTTTTCAGTAGAAGATATTGCCGTTGACCGTGTTAACGATAAGTACTACTACCCTGGAAAGTACTCCGCAGATGAAACCACGTTCACGTTTGATAACTTGATTACTGGTAAAGCAGCGGCTGCACTTTTTGCTTGGATTTCCGAAACTTACGACCCTCGGACAGGANAGCTAGGAACCTCCGANATGAAGCGTAAGATTGTTATTACGCAACTAGACGCAGACCACACCCCAAAGATGACCATTACTCTNTACGGCGCATATGCTAAGTTTTACCGCTTGGCTGAGCTAAACTACAGCACTAATGATTTTCACACAATTGAGGTTGGGGTACGCTATGATTTCGCTGTCCAGGAGAAAATATAAAAAAACCTCTATTTTTTATTAAACTATTTTACAGACCTCTTTATAATGATATATAAAGGGGTCTTATTTTTATTATGNAACTTAACAGCAATNCACTTAACATTTTCGAAACATATCTGGACACAGTCCTTTCGGAAGCTGGCACATCGGGNAAACACAACCGGTGGTTCTACGGCGCCGAACAGGGGNCTATAGATACCCTGGCAACGTTTGCTAGAACACCAGATGGGNTTAATACACCAGAATCGGCAAAGCAAAAAACCGCAAATGGCGCCGCTTGGAGGGACTACGCAACTGACCAAGGTGGGGAACAGGGNGGGGAGCACAAAGTTTACTGGGTAAGCCTTTCAGGTCCACAAAGTGCAAGCGCGAGCACGTTGTTAGCTGCTATTGCAAAATGGAAGCCTGAAGAGGAGCCCGACGCTGAACAGTTTAAGAAAGAGGGAGAGGCGTTGCCTGCTCAGCAGGAATTCGACGCGGAACAGCAAGCACTCGCGGAGGAAGAAGCTGAAGTACAACAGGAGAGGCAAACTGACCGCCAAACAGACCCAGAAACTGTAGAAAAGGTGGCTAACATTTTAGCTGAGCGGTTAGAGTTAGACCCAAATAAAGCACGTNAGATGGCAGAGACTCTTGACGCTAATTGTAAAAAACCTACNGACCACAAGTTTGCAAAAGATTATAGAGCTCTCCTAGCCTATACCAGAACAGATGAGCACAAATTTGGACTTCCAGGAGAAGCCAACGCGGAAATGATGGATGCTTTTGTCGACCTGCTTGAAATTACGAAACATATTAAGCGAGACTCAGAAGGTGAGTATGTGTTAGAGGAAGATTTGACAGAACGACAAAAAGATATCCTAACAAGTGTTAGAGCAAGAGGGCAAAAAGGTCAGAACGGGGTCTACGTAGGGTATGACGGCGATAGAGCCCATAAAGTTTTTCCAAATATATCCCAAGCCCTCGTCGATATCCAAACTTCTTTGACTGGGCAAGCCTCTGAAGAAGCTCAGGAAGCTGCTGATATTGCTTCCCCGGACCTTTTCAAATATGGTGTATCTGTTAGGGGTTCAGAGCCTATTGGTGAGGCATTAGGAGGGGTAAAGATTAGGAAAAAGGATGGAAGCGAGGAGTTAATGTTAAATCTTACCTCTGCGGCAAAAACAACTGCCTCTAATAAATCCATAGGGGAGTTTACCGAGAAGTCCTGGGTTGGCATGGTTAATTTTATGACAACAGGTGCTGACGATGGAACCTTACAAGAGGGGATTCAATCCTTTGCTAAACACTGCCAACTTATGGCTCAAGTTGCAGCCTCTAACCCTGACAAACTCCGGAAACAGCTCCCGGATGTCCCTTTTACCGCACAGGAGGAAGCCGAGCTTGAATGGTTTGATAGAGCCAATGATTTTTACAACACCCATGGACAGCCAAATGAGCTCGTTAAGGCTGTTTTTATGCAGAATGCAATGAACCTAGCAAGAGTATTTCACCACGCTCAGGTGGCTCCTATAAGCGCCAGAGAACCGGATGGGNACGAGCCTCGCGGAAACGACTTAAAGTTTGGAGTTAAACGAGATATTGTGTTTGATTTCGCAAACAATAGTGATGCCGTAAAGTTTTGTAAATCATTAGGGTTAGGTTCTGAGTACGCACATGGGACAGAGGTAGACCTTTCTTTAAAACAACTAACGAGGACAACAGGAAAAGTAAACAACGAAGGCGCAACTCTCCCCGTAGCTTTAGGCCAAAGCACAAACTCATCTAAGCAGCAGCAGTTTGAAGACCATAAGGAAAGTACTTATGATAAAATTCGTAAGATGAATCTGCCAAGTGGACGCAGTGAAAAGCTCGTAACAGCCATGGACAAAGCCCGAGACTGGGACACGGAACAATGGTCTACCATTTTTTCTGCTCTACACCCCAAAAACGGGAAAGTGCAAGGGTCTATGAGCACTCTTTTTAATAGTGTGTTAGATAAAAACTGCCCGCCAACACCTGAAGGGTTGAAAAGACGTGAGGGGTTTAATCAGTTGTGGAAGGATTATAAGGCTTCCATGGANGGTTCTATAAACCCAACTAAAGAATCATGGGTTTTAGCGCAAAAACTATTTGGCGCGTTAAAACATCATAGGTCTGAAACAGACGAGCAATACAGGCATGGTTCTTCCTTGAACGAGACAATGGGGTGCCTAACATCTTCTCACTCAGAAATTCTAATGAGGATGCACCAGGATAAAGTAGCCGCATATGGCGCTGATGGGGCTCTTGCTGATACAGTAGACGCGTGTCAGAATGGTAATTTGGTCTCAAAACCTAATGGAGGATTTTACATCANNGACGACTCAGGAAATCGTATAAGCGAGACTAGTTATGTTGTTGCTGTAGGTTCAAATGGTCAACCTTTTATAAGGCTTCGAGGGGGTTTTGAAGGAAAACGTTTCAATGACGAATCCTATCATATACCTCCAGATATGAAATCTACTCCATAAAGTTTGTAGTATCCAAAGACAAAAAGTCCGTAAGCTTGTATATGTAGTATTCCTTGTTTACAACCACGACGGTCCCTAGGTTATAAGGTTTACTCGTAATAACGAATGGTTTATGCCTAGTCTTCTTGTAAACTACCAGCCAGTCTTTGTCTGCTTTCTTAGCGTCTCGCCTTGCTTGTTCTATAAATTTGTACAAATCACTTTTCGGTTTGAAGATATCTTCGAAAGTTACGTCGTATCCAGATTTACATTCTAAAATAAACTTGAATTTTTGTGGCGTTATTAGGTCCCCATGGACTTTAATGTGTTGTGGTAGTTCGTGAGTAGTAGCAAAAGCTCCTGACCCTGGTGACCTGCAAAAGTCTTTTGTANCNAACCGAGTGTTGAAAAGCTTCGCTATTTCTCGTTCAAACGCGTTACCCTTTCGACGGCTGTTAACTCTTTTCTTTTTTTTGAAATCGCCGTGGTTCAAAATATCCTTAAGTATATCACCCATAAAGTATAATAGTAACGATGGAAGAAAAGATAATCATTAATCCTGAAAACGTAAAGTGTAAATTAAAAAACACAGGTAGACGAATGAAAATTTATATTAAATTAAATAAAGNAGAAACAGAAGGCTGGAATAACATTAAGAAAGGTTTTGAAGGGTTCCCTGGAACTCAAGAAGAACTTGTAAAGATGATGTTTTTTCGAGGAGTGAATGCCTTCATGGAGGACCTTAAAAATCAAGTGGACGAGCTGTCTGAAGAAGAAAAGGAAAAAATCCTGAAAGAAGTTGATGCCGAGAAAAGCTCTAAGGTTTCCGAAAAGGAAGCAACTGATGAGACAGATAATTAACATTACCTCTGAAAAAGACCTGACTGGGCTGTACGCTAAGAAAAAGAAAGGGTCTTTTTTCATCTTATACACTTCCCTGTGGGATGTCGCCTGCCAGAGGTTGCAGGCGCAAGTGGATAAGTGGAGGGAGCACGAGGGTGAGGAAACTCTTTACATTATTAACAGCTGGGACATGCCGGCTGCGTTTTCAATGTTTATGATTACTTCCGCGCCATCCTTGGTATCTGTTAAAAAGGGGAAAGTAAAAGTTAACGTGGAGTTCCCTACAATATATCGGTTTTTCGATGTTTCGGGGGAGTGACGTATTCGTCACTGAATCTTTCCTCCATCATCGTTTGGTACTTTTGGATTTTTTGGCGATACTTTTTATTCTTTGTAAAAATAAGCTTCAGGTTGTTTACAATAACTGTAGTAAAATAGTTAAAAGCTGCTCCATTATCTGGATTAAAATTCTTTAATGTTTTAATGGCTAACAAAAAACATTCCTGCTTGGCGTCATCAAAGTCCACGTTGAATTTAAACGACATTAAAATGTTTGTAATTAGTAAGTCCAAAAGCTCTATGAGGCGTTCCTCATGTTTTGCGGGATTTTTTAAATATCCTTTGATTACCTTTTCAAACTCTGNATTATCTATATAATGGGTTTGTTTCTTCTTTTTAACCATAACCAATTATAGCCCATGAGTTTAGATAGTTTACTTAATTCTTTCGAAAATGATGAAAAGAAGCAGGTCCACCGTGAAGATGTTGGGGACGAGAAAATTGTGTTCATTCATGATTCGTACCGCCAAAAGTACGGCAAGACCTACAGCTTCGACGACGAAGAGTATGGGATTTTGTCTACTTTACTTGCTAAGACTAATGTCCCCNCCTCCTCTTACCAGTTTATACCCGCAATTGGAGGGTTTAACATACGAGAGGATGACGTAACAACTGAGCTCCTTCACATTCATAGGGAGAAACTTCTTGAGGACTTAAATGCCATCGGTCCCACTTTAATAATTCCGCTAGGCAATCTANCCTTTAAGACTTTAACTAAGAAGTCTGGGGTTTCTACTAAGAGAGGGAAGGAGTTCTTTGTTGACATCGACGGAAAGAGCACTCCCATCGTTCCTACGCTCCATCCCTTTTCTCTATACTCTGAGCCAAAACTTAGGAGATTGTTCGTCCAGGACGTTGACAATGCGTATGACAAGTTTGTGCTTAATGTGAACAAGTTCGACTCCAGCCCATATGAGTTAGTAACTGAGGTGGACAGGTTTGAAGAACTGATTACTGAGGCTTTAACGCATGAGGCTGTGGCTATGGACATAGAAACCAATGGTTTGGATTATAAATTAGGAAAGATTATGACTATAGGGTTTTCGTTCGGAGAACGCCAAGGATTTGTTATTCCAATATACCACAGCGAGTCTCAGTTTATAGAAAAAGATATAGTCCGTATTAAGGGTTTGACCCAAAATCTTATTTCAGATGAGAACGTCGTCAAAATTTTTCATAATTCAAAATTTGATATAAAGTTTTTGCTTAATTGGGGAATTTCCGACTTTAATAATATCGAGGATACGCAAATTATGCACGCGCTTGTGGATGAAAATTTGCCACACTCTTTAATGGATTTAGTAAAACAATACTTTCCACATGAACTAGAAAAATTTTAAAATGATTACAGTAGAATACATTTGGTTAGACGGCACGGAATGGATGCCGCAGTTGCGCTCGAAAACACGAGTGTTTAAAGAAGCTCCTTCTAAATTGCCCGATTGGTCTTTTGATGGTGGAAGTACAAATCAGGGAACTGTTGAAGATTCAGACCGCATCTTAAAGCCCGTGCGTTTGTATAAGAATCCTTTTAAGCCTGGAGATAATCACCATCTTGTATTATGTGAAGTTTGGGACTCTAGTTCTGTGCCCCATCCCACAAATCACCGCAATATGTTAACAAAGATGGGCTCCGATGCTGCTTGGTTTGGGTTTGAGCAGGAGTACACCTTTGTACGACCTGACGACAGTCTCGTCGTTCCTGAGGACCTAGGTCAGGGAAGATTTTATTGTGGTGTCGGTTGTGGCAATGTCCTTGGGAGAACTATTTCAGATGCGCATTTAGAACTATGTGAGAAAGCCGGGATTACTTTGTTCGGGACCAATGCGGAAGTAATGTTGTCCCAATGGGAATTCCAAACCCAGCCCGAAGAAGCGGTGAAAGCCTCTGACGACCTATGGATGGCTCGGTATATTTTGGAGAGAGTTGCAGAAGGAATGGATATTAGAATTTCATACCATCCAAAACCAAGTCCAAATTATAATGGAGCTGGGTGCCATACCAACTTTTCTACCAATTGGACTAGGAAGAGTTGGGATGGAGTATTGGAAGTGCTGGACGCTTTGGAAGGGACACATGAAGCGCATATGAAAGTGTATGGAAGCGATAATCAGTTGAGGATGACTGGAGCCTGCGAAACCTCGGACTACAACTCTTTCACATACGGCGTAGGGGACCGCTCGGCTAGTGTTCGAATTCCCCTAGCTACGCATGACGCTGAATGCGGATATCTAGAAGATAGACGCCCCGGGGCAAATTGTGACCCTTATCTTGTTACCTCTAGACTCTTAGAAACTTTAATAGTATGTTAAGTGATTGCAAAGTTTGTGGGGGAACTGGTATTATCCTCGTCGATGACGGAGGAGAAAGAAAGTTTTGGAAGTGCCGTAAATGCTAACAGTACCTGATGGAGCGAAGNACGATTGGGGTAGCATGCCCCTGGATGAAATGGCAATTGGCAATGCCATGGATTGTGATTTTACGTTGCGATTCTGGCACATTTTACGTAAAGAGATGCGTAAGAAGCAGTTAAACTTTGTATATGATAATCTCCTCAAAGACATTGCATTGGAGCTCGCGGGTGTTGAAAACTTTGGAATTTCAGTGGACACTGATTACCTGGATGAGTTGGAGGTTAAATTAGAGAAAGAGATTGGAATTCTTGAAAAAGAGCTACAAGAGTTGTCACCTATTGATGAGGTTAACGTAAACTCTAATGTAGATTTACAACGAATTTTGTTTACAGAGGATGAAGGGTTAAACCTTTACCCTGTAACCTTTACTAAGAAAACTAAGAAACCCTCGGTAACTGACGCCGACCTTCAATTAATTTTGGAGGAGATAGATAAAACATTAGCTGGATGAAGAAAGAAATATACCAAAAAGTAATAGCCGAGAAGAAAAAAGCAGAACTCAAAGCAGCCAAAGAGTTTATTGAAAAGCTCGTTGAGTATAAGAAAAAGTGTAAGCAACACAAGACGTATGTGAAGGGTGTTAAAGACGCCATCGCGTACAATGAAGAGGACCGCATTTACTCCAGCTATAACTTCTCACAGACCGTTACTGGACGTCTGAGCTGTTCCACGTATGTGTGTGGCCCAAAGATGAAGAAAGGGGTTTCCTTTCACACGTTACCGCGACCTACGGAGGATAATGTAAACATTAGACGGCTTATGAAAGCCGATGGGGGNAAAGCATTTGTTGCTGCCGACTTTTCCCAAGCTGAACTGCGGGTTCTTGCGCAATGCTGTAAGGATAAAAATTTGATTAAAGCGTTTACATCAGGTCAAGACCTCCACAGCTTTACCGCATCTTTGGTGTTTGGTAAAAAAGTTGAGGATGTTACAAAAGCGGAACGCCAGATTGCAAAAAGCGTTAGCTTCCTTATCGTGTATGGCGGAGGTCCTAACAAGTTGGCACAACAGATTAATAAACCTGTTTCTTATTGTAAGGGTATTTTTAAAGCGTACCAAGACTCATTCCCAAACGTTTTTAAATGGATTAATCTTATCCATAAGAGCGTCAAGGAGAATGGCCACGCCGTAAGCCTTTTTGGTAGGCGCAGAAACTTGCCAAATGTTAATAGCCCCATTAAACGATTCCAGTTCAGGGCTTTAAGGCAAGGCTTGAATTTTGTTATTCAAAGTTCAGCTTCCGACCTTATGCTACATTCAATTACTCGTTTNTGTAAAGATTTAAAGAAGGAAGGANTTGAATATGATTTGTTAGCTACTGTGCATGACTCAGTAGAGTTGCAGTGCGAAACTAAAGATGTGGATAGGTGCGTAGAGATTATGCGAGAAAGCTTAACCTCCACTGCTGATTTGAAATCCTATTACGGTTTGGATTTTGTAGTCCCTTTTGAGGTAGATATCGAGGTTGGCCCCTCTTTTGGGGACGGGTTGGAAGTAGATTTTGATTCCGCAGGGAGCCCTCTAAACACAAGTGAGCTAATTGCCCATGTCCAGAACAACTAGAGCCGTAATACTTACTGACCTCCACTTAAGAAGTGATTATGTTCCTGGGTACTTGGAGGCCCAAATGAAAACGTTAACAACTTTGGTTAATCAAAAACCTACTGATGTTGTTATCCTTAATGGAGATATTTTCCATAAAAGAAACCCACGTGGAGCTGAGTTACTTGCCTTTCGCAAGTTATTAGAGGGCTTCAAATGCGCGAAAATCTATATTAATAGAGGAAATCATGATACAGTATCCAAAGACGGGTCAACCCGTACTACGTTATCTTTGTATGGCGATATCGCTACAGTTTTTACAGAAATGGGCCATGCTCATATTGGCGGTGCCGACTTTGATTTCATCCCGCACTTTGAAGATGAGCAACAGATTATACGATGCGTTAAGTCCTCAAAGAATCACCTCTTTGGACATTTTGGCTTTGATGGTTGCGTGGCCAATGGTAATTATAAGTTTGATTCTTATCTTAAAAGGTCTCATTTTAATAAGGATAAGTTTGCCTTTTTAGGACATATACATAAACCACAGCAGAACAAAAATCTATACATCCTGGGGACTCAGTACTCTACGTCCTTTGGGGAGTCTAACGCACAGAAGTTTGTACACGAGCTTATTATTAGAGATGGCAATGTGCAAGTTGTAAAGAAACCTATTGATTTTGGCATTCGCCATATCGTGTCACGGATTGATGAGTTACCCTTAATGTCTAAAAGGTATAGGTTTGATAGCTTCTTTACTATTTTACGATTGAAATTAGATTACCTGGATTCGTCCACCGAGCAGGCTCTCAGGGATGATGTTTTGGAGAAATACCCCATTAACCATTTAGAGTTTGCTTTTGACGATATCCTTCCAAAATTTGATTCGGATTATGCCCCAGCTGGAGATGTATTTCGAATAGATGATGATATTATTTCTAAGTATTTGGACGAGGCGGATACTATTTTTACTGAAAAAGAATTACGAAGTGCATTAGAGGACATTAGAAGTTATGAAAATTAATAAGATTAGGATAAAAAACTTTCTATCAATCAAAGATGTAGAAATCGATTTTGAATCTTACAGTGATATTGTTCGCATCATAGGAGTTAATAAAGATACAAAGCCGTGGAGTTCAAATGGGGCGGGGAAGAGTAGCGTGATTGAGGCGATTGTGTTTTCATTGTTTGGTAGAACAATTCGTAAGACCACTGATAAGAGTTTAAAAAACCACTACACTAAAGGGAAATGTGAGGTCGAAATTGTTGTAAACGATAGCATTGTTATTAATCGAGTAAAAAAACCTCCAATGCTAAAGGTAGTAGTAGACGGGGAAAACGTCACTCAAGACTCTATACAAACAACACAAAGATATCTTGATAAGATTTTAAATACAAATTTTTCCGTGTTTCTTGCCTCTATGGTATTCGGGCAATCTAATAAGATGAATTTTCTGACCGCTACTGCCGAAGAAAAAAGAAACATAATTCAAAGTTTTTTAGACATTGGTGATGTCTTTCAATATCGGAAAGCTATAAAATCTAAAAAGGCTAAGGCTTATTCTAATAAAAAGATTTCCGAAACATTATGTTCTGAAGTGCTTTCTAAAAAAGAAAAATTGGAAGAGCAAATATCGAAAACAAAAAAGAATAAGAGGGCGGCAAAGGTTTTAATGGATTCGGACGTCGCCAAGAGGTTCATAAAATATTCTATAGCAGAACTACAAGAGAACGAACAGCTTAGATACTCTGCGGCGGTAGAATTTGAGTCTGCCAGCCATTCTCTTAGTAAAACCAAACAACGCATGGCCGATGTTCGTGCGAAGCTAAAAACTTTTAAAATTTCTGAATGTGAGTTTTGTGGCGAGGCCCCAAGAAAAGAGAGGGGTTTAGTTTCTGGATGGAATATAGAGATAGGTAAACTCGAAGAGGACCTCGTAGCAAAACAAATACACATTAAAGAACAAGGGCAATTACTTGAAAATTTTGGCCCTGTAATATCCCCTAACGATTTCGAACTGTTTGAGCAGTATAAAACTTTTGATACTGAGTTTAAAATACTAAAATCCCAACGAAAGGAACATACTAAGCTTTTAAGAAAACATCAGAAAGCGGTTGAGAAATCCCAAAAATATTATGATATGATGAGGTTCTGGGAGCAAGCCTTTTCAGAGCAAGGACTTATAAGATTTGTTATTCGAAATATTCTTTCATTTTTCAATGACCGTGTAAACTACTATTTAAAGTTTTTAAGTTCTTCAAATTTTTCCGTAACTTTCGATGAAACTTTGAAGGAACAAATCTATAATAAGGGGACCCTAACTTTTTTCGATGCTCTCTCCGGGGGGGAAAAGAGAAAGGTTTCCGTAGCAATTATGCTAGGTCTTAATGATTTGCTTTTATTGTCTGGAAAAGAAAGGTCTAATCTTATCTTTTTTGATGAGGTTGCTGATTCGCTCGATGAGGGCGGAGTAAAGGGTCTATTCGAATTAATTATGGACATTTCAAGTACCAAAAAAGTATTTGTGATTACCCATAATGACTATCTAACATCACTCCTTGAAGATGAGTCTGAAAATCTTCACGTCACTAAAAAATCAAACATAACTACGGTAAAATGACTAACGACAAATTTAATTTAGAACCAATCGGAACCAATCTGGTAGTCCGCAGAGCTACAGTGGAGCTTACTTCTGAGCACGGTATCCTCATGCCTGCGTCTGTAACAAGTACAAAGCTTAACGAAGGGGTGGTTATGGCAGTGGGCCAAGGCTCTCGGGATTCCAGCGGAAATAGAATCCCCCTTGATGTTGAAGTAGGTGATGAGATTTTGTGGGGAGACTTTACTGGGAGCGATATCGTTCGTGGTGGTGACACTTTCTGCATTTTAAATGAACAAGATATTCTCGTAATTGTACGATAATGGGCTACATCCTACCTAAAAATTCTCTAGGGGAGACTATCTTTATGGATAAGTATGCTTATCCTGGGGAATCCACGTGGAAAGAGCTTTCCAAGCGTGTTGCTAAGGCAGCCGCCGACCCCGAGTTCCCGGAGATGAGAGAGAAGACCGAGGCTAAATTCTTCGAGGCTATTCATTCCGGAGATTTCTGCCCAGGAGGTCGTATTCTGTTTGGCTCGGGAAGAAGCAAACAGAACATGCTCAATTGCTATGTTCTAGACCCAGAGGATTCTGTTGAAAGTATTGGTAAAGTAATCTCCGATATGTATAAGATTTCTTGTGGGGGAGGAGGGATTGGATTCAATTTCTCTAAGGTCCGTCCGAAAGGAGACAATATTCAAAATATTAAGAATTCAGCTCCTGGGTCTATCAGTGTGATGCGCATGATTAACGAGATTGGTAATCATGTACGTGCCGGAAAAAATCGTCGCACGGCGCTCATGTCTATCCTAGATATAACTCATCCGGATTTCCTGGAATTTCTTCACGTTAAATTAGATAGAAATGAACTAACCAATTTTAACATCTCAGTGGCCATTACTAAGAGATTTATAGAGGCTGTTGAGAAGGACGAAGAGTGGTATTTTACATTTGGAGGCAGACAGAACACATATTTTGTATATGAGGTAGAGAGAATCTCTGAGTTAGGCAACGACGGCATTGATGTGGTCGCTCGAAACGAAGAAGATGCTCTGGATAGAGCTCGACTTCACCATTTAAAACATTATGCGGATACATTTACAACAGCCAAGAAAAAGGAAATCCGCGCTCGTGAACTCTGGGAGCGTATCGTAGATAACGCAATTGAATCAGGGGAACCGGGAATTTTCAACATAGATTTTGCTAACGAATATACTAACGTTTCTTACTTTGAGCATATGCCTTCTACTAACCCGTGCGGGGAGGAGGTTCTGCCTGCATACGGTAACTGCTGTCTTGGCCATGTCAATCTTGCTAATATGGTTGACCTTGACGGGACTATTGATTGGCGCAGGATGGCTCGTACTGTTCGCACGGGGGTTAGGTTCTTGGACAACGTCCTTACTACGAACCATTTTCCGATTCCGGAATGTGAAGAAGCAGGAATGCGCTCCCGACGTATCGGCTTGGGAATTACCGGTCTCCACTACTTCCTCATCAAGGCGGGGTATAGATACGGGTCTGAGTCATGCCTTGAATTCCTGGAACGGCTATTCGCAACGATAAGAAACGAGGCGTATAAAGCTTCGATGTATTTGGCGAGGGAGAAAGGAAGTTTTTCTGCCTATGATTGGACTAAACTGAAAGATGAAAAGTTCTTTAAAACTTTACCTTCCCGCATTAGGTCGGATATTAAAAAGACAGGTCTACGCAATGCTGTTTTACTTACAGTTGCGCCGACTGGAACTATTAGCATGGTATTGGGAGTCTCAACCGGTCTCGAACCTATATTTGCTCCTGTATATAAGCGTCGTTGGCGCACTGGGACTGATGGTGTCTGGAATGAGACTGTTGTTATTGACCCTCTGTTTAAGCAGTTGTATCTTCGAGGTCGAGATGTTTCGCATTGCGTTGGCGCGTATGACGTTTTACCGGAGGAACACATTAAAGTACAGGCGGTCGTTCAATCGTATATTGATTCGGCGGTTTCGAAGACTTGTAACCTTCCCGTGGGTTTTCAACCCTCGAATCTTTATGATGACCTCTTAACGTATGCGAACGATATGAAAGGGATTACTTTTTACAGGGCAGGTTCTAGAGGTAACGAACCTCTTGTAGCGGTTGACCACAGCAGCTTGGATTTAGATGCTCTTATCCAAGAAGGGAAATTAGAGGAACTCGCGCAATCGGTGGAAACTTGCAGGAATGGAGTTTGTGAGTTATAATGCCAAATTACAATTACTACTGTAACCGATGTGACGGCAACCACACAGTTCCGCGCAAATATGAGGAAAGGAATAAATCTACTACTTGCCCCGACTGTGGAAAAAGAAGATGCCCATTGACGTATGATAACTCCAAGAATAAGACCGGAGGCGGTGGAGTGGTTGTCTTCGGTGGGGGCACGCCCAACTTCTATGGCACTGACAGCAGAATGGCACAGGAAAAGGATTGGATGGAGAACGAGGTAAAAAATACCAAAAATGCTCTTGAGTATAAATCCGGAGCCTCCCCATATTCTCGTGTGAAAATTCCATATGAGAAATTAGAGAAAGAAGGTACTTTGAAAAAGGCATCTGAGGATAATAAAAGATTAAGAGTGAAGGGCGGACAGCACGTGGTGAAAGAAGCCGGTAAAAAAATGACTAAGGACGAAGTTGATAGAGCAGGAGAACGTGGTGATTCAGATTAAAATTTTAAATAAGAGCGACAACCCAACCCCCGAATATAAAAGCGAGGGGGCTGCCGGGTTTGATATCGCAACGAACGAAGATGTAACCCTTACAGCAAGACAGGCTGTGTTGATAAGCACTGGACTGTATGTGGTTATCCCTAAAGGATACGAAGGGCAGTTGAGACTTCGGAGTTCCATGTATCAGTCGAACATGGTCATGCCAAATGCCCCAGGCACAATTGACAGTGATTATAGGGGGGAGATTAAAGTTGCCCTCCTGAATACTAACCCTTATTGCTCCCGTAAAGTTAAAAAGGGAGAGAGAATTGCACAAATGGTGATTAATAAGCTTCCTGAGGTAGGCATAGAAGAAATTTCTGAAGAGGAGTTCAAAATGCCCCAAAACTTGACTATAAGAAATAGTAAAGGTTTTGGTTCAACAGGGAGAAATTAATGACCTATTCATTTTCAGATAATATTCAGCGGGGGATAATCTACCTTGCAAAAAGCGACAAAGAATTTTTAGTACAGTGCGACCCAATTGTGAGGAGCTCCTACTTCGAGTTCCCCCAACATCAGCGTATGTGGGGAGCTCTTAGTGGTTACTATAAATCATACGGGACGCTTCCAACTGACGAAGCTATCCTAGAAGAAATTCGTCGGACGAAAAGCCAAAATGAGTTAATGTCCGATTATAAGGAAGAGCTTAGTAGTATTAACAAACTAGATGAAAGCTCCATTGATAATAGTCAGTATTACTTGGATAGGGCAGAGGAGTTTGCAAGAGAGCAGTCTTTAAAAGAAGCTATCCTTGAGTCTGTTGATTTTATAAAGAGGAAGGAGTTTGGCAAGGTTGAGAGTTCTATTAAGTCCGCTTTGTCTGTTTCTCGTAACGTGGACCTAGGGGTAGATTACTTCCTAGGCATTGGCGATAGATGGGCGAAGCTTAAAGACCAGAAATTGGTACCGAAGTATAAGACGCCGTTTAACGCTATTAATTCCTCCCTTGAGGGGGGATTGTGCGGTAAAGAGCTGGCTATGGTGGTAGCGCCTCCTGGTGTAGGCAAATCCCTGTTTCTGGCTAATCAGGCGGTGACGTCAGTAATTGACGGGCACGACGTATTGTACATTTCACTAGAAATGTCCGAAGACAGAGTGGCACAGCGCCTAGACAGTATCTTTACCCGCATTAAACAGAAGGAGCTCCCTAACAGGGTATCAGATGTGGAGTCTCGTATTGGGGAAATTTCAAAGGCGACCAAGCTAGGTAGGCTAAGGATTAAAGAGTTTCCTACTAAAAGAGCCAGCGTCACACAACTCAGAGCCTTCATTAACCAACTTCAAAGCCATGAGGATTTTCATCCAAGCGTGGTAATTATTGATTATTTGGAGCTTATGTCGAGTGACACTAATAGCCCTGAATACCAGAACCAAGAGCGACAAGCGCAAGAGCTTCGCGGCTTGGCCATTGAATTGAATTGCTTGGTGTGGACAGCTACTCAAACTAATAGGGAAGGCAAACGGGTTAAAATTATCACAGACGCGGAACTTGCGGATTCTTACGGTAAGACTAGAGTTTGTGATTTGGTGTTCTCAGTAAATCAAACAGAGGAGGAATTCGATGAGGGGTTAGCTCGTTTGTTTATCATTAAATCTAGGAATGGAAAAGCAAGGTTCATTATTCCTGCAAAAATAAATTACTCAACCTTAGTATTGACAGAGGAAGTATGAGTCCTAGACGAGCATTACCCAAACACCCCTTGACAGTATACACTGGGATAAAAACATTTACAATCACGCAGAAGTCTTTAGCTAAAGACAATCTGTATGGGTGCGTAGAGTTTCCAAAGGCATTACTCACCATAGACCCGAACCAAAGTATCGAAGATTATAAAAGTACTCTACTTCATGAACTCTGCCACATTGGTTTGGAAATCTTCGGACTTGATGACGATGATGAAATACCCACAATAGGGAATGAATACTTAACAACCGTAATCTCTAACATGATTTTTCAATTAGCAGGGTTAAACCCTGAACTTTTTCAATATATTTTTAACAATGACTGATATTAAAACCACTTACGATAGCTTAGCTGAGGAATATCTAAATCTCGCTAAGACTTACTTAACTATTGACGAAGATACCATGGACCTAGCAATCAAACGGCATTCATCTATCTTTGCTTTTTTTGGGTCGGTTCTGTCTTACGCTAAGAAGAAAAGCGACAAGCTTAGTACCTTACTAGAAATGCTTGAGGCGAAGCACATGGAACTCCGCAGAGCAGAGTTGGCCAGCCAAGGTACAAAAGCCACGCAAGGAGCCTTGAACGCTTACGTCCTAACGGTCCAGGAGCTAGTCGATTTGAGAGCACAGCTTTTGGAGGCTCAACATAAATACAACTTGGCGAGGAATATGGTAACATCCTTGGACCATCAAAAAGATATGTTGGTACAAATGTCTGCAAATAAACGTGCAGAAGTGAGGTTGCACGAACTATAATATATCGTGGGGGACAAAGGTTCCGAAGGAAGAAAGGGTCTGCCGTCGAAGCACATAAGGCTATCCAGTTGTTTGTACTAGAGCTGTAATTCCCGCTACACCCCCCACATTCACTACTAACAATAATTACAATTATAACTATGGTCAATTTAGACGAACTACGAAAGAAATATGAGGAAGTTACCCAGCAAAACAGCGGTGGTAACAAAGATTTCCTCAGTAAATTTTTAATTACGAAAGAAGGGACATCCCTTGTACGAATTCTTCCTGCGAAGAACGAAGATGAGAACTTCTATGCGGAAACTGCCATCCATCGACTTGAGAATGACGGCCAGTTTAGAAACTATCACTGCCCACGAGTTAAGGGCAACAAGTGTCCTTTGTGCGACCTGTACTATGCTCTCTGGAAGACAGACAGCGACGACAACCATAATTTGGCACGAAGTATTAAAGCTCGCAAGCGGTATTATTTAAATGCTGTGGACCGTGAAACCGGAGCCGTTAAGATTTTGTCTATCGGTATGAAGTTATTCGGTAAGATTTTAGATTGCTTTTTTGATGATGATTACGGAGACATCACTGACCTTAAAGAGGGTTATGATTTCAAAGTGGTTAAAGACACTAATGGACAATTCCCCAACTACGATAAATCAGCGCCGAAGCCACGCCCTTCCGAGGCAGGCTCAGCGGCTGAAGTCGCGACTTGGATGGATGAACTCCACGATATTCAAAACTTGGTAAAGGTTGCGGAGTATGATGAGCTAAAACAAATGGCTATGAACTATGAACTCGCTGCCGAAGGTATGGGAGGTTCTACTGGAGGCCAAGCAAAATCAGATGATGACTACTTGTCCCACCTTAAGAATCTCGATACCAACCAGTGAGCGATAAGAAGAAGCTTAAGATTTTGGCGTGCCCTGCTAATAAAGGGGGGTGCGCCTATTATCGCATTATCATGCCAATGGAGAAGTTGCAGGAACTCTATCCTGACGACGTTGAGGTTCGATTTAATTATGACCCTCTGGGCGCAGAGACTGCTAAAGAGAGAGAGGGTAAGCTTTGGGAACCGAAGGACTGCAAGGACCTTAATTGGTGTGATGTGGTGTTTTTTCAAAACATCCATAACTATGGGGGGCCTTACACGGTTGATATTCTTAGGGCTGCTAAGGCGTTGAATAAGTTCACCCACTACGATACCGATGACCTTTTAACGGATTTGTATGAGGGGCATAGGCTTGTAGATGTATACAAGAAACAGAAGTTGGATGAGATGACTAAGGTTCTATATGCCAATTCAGATATGGTGTCTGTTACGCAAAGAAAGTTTGCGGAAAGAATTCAACCCTATGTGACAAAGGCGTTAGTTATTATTAAGAATGCTGTTGATTATGCTCTCCCGTGCTGGAATCTTCCGCGGCGTGAGGTCCCGAGTCGACTGAGAAAGCATACATGTATAGGTTGGGCTGGGGGCATCCACCACGAAGAGGACGTAAAGGAATTTCGTGCGGTAGCCATGGGAGTGAATTCAAAGGTAGGACTTCAAAATGTGACGTGGAATTTTTTTGGAAGACCCCCGAGACCTTGCGAAGAGAAGGACAAATGGCAGCAAGACGTGTGGGATAACTACGAGAAGTATTTATCTTTTGGTGTAAAGGGCAACCGCAATGTGCTGTTCCATGGTGCCGCACCTTCCCATGACTATGGCCACTTCTTTACAGGTCTTGATATTGTGATTGCTCCTCTACAAATGAATGCCTTTAATGATTCCAAATCGGAGATTAAAGCTATGGAGGCAGGTCGATATGGGATTCCTCTTGTCGCTTCCAATGTTGGTTGTTATGATGAGATTATTACAAATGGGGAAACTGGATTTTTGATTTCCCAGGATAACCCTCGGTCGGAGTGGGTTCGCGTGCTTACAAAGCTTTGTAAAGATAAAAACCTGCGAAAAGAAATGGGAAATAACCTTAAGAAAATTACTGACGAATACTACGACATTAATAAAGTTGTAGGCGGAAGGTTAGAACTGTATCAGCAAGTTATGGGGATTAAAGAAAGAGCTATCGCGGCTGCAAAATATCAGGAGTTGCCACAATGATTAGTGCCCTTATTAAAACTATAGGTCGTTCAACTCTGCAGAGCGCTATCGACAGTGCTAACAGGGAAGGTATTAAGCCAATAGTTGTTTCTGACGGACACCCTCTATTCGACCCAGAGACAGACCAGATGATAGTTAGTGGGGTTTACTCTGCTACTGAGTTGAAAAGGAATTGGGGTTGTTACGGTGCCGTAGCGGCAAACGCAGGGGTTGCTTTATGCGACACTGATTGGTTAATGATTTTAGATGATGATGATGAGTTGGCAGAAGGTGCAGGGGATTTTATTAGAAAGCAGATACATAGCAGTCCTAATATTGATATATGGATTCCGGGTCTGGTGTTTAATAATGGGATGGTTTTGTGTGATGGCTCTGATAAAACAGTTCGCCCAGGGAACGTAGCAGTCCCTATCGCAAAGGTTGAGTGTTTCACGGAATCCCCATTTAGGACTAAGGTACCAGAGGAATATAAAGACTACGCAGATTTCTTTCAAATACAGGAAATGCACAAGGAAGGACATAATATTGAGTGGTTAGGTAAAGCTACTTACTTGGTTCGTCCACATCTAGAGGGTACAAACGGGAGAGGAAAATGAACTTCCCAAAAATGATTACTTTAATATGTTCTAATTTTAATTCTACTAAGTGGATTGACAGTTACCTGGAATCGGTTAATGACCAAACTCTTCCTTGTTTTAATATTCATTTTATTGATGCTGGGTCCACTGATGGGTCTTGGTTGAAAATTAATAATTTTAAATTTAGACAGGGGATTTCAGTGAAGTATACTATAGAGAAAGGATGCACAGTCTACGAAGCTTGGAATATAGGTTACAAAGAAGCTGATTCCCCCTATTGTATGAATTACAATACAGACGACCGCTTGTTCCCTACGGCTTTAACAGTAATGTTGGAACACGTAAAAAGGGATAAGGACGTTGATGTTTTATACTCCCCTTGTTTTGTTGCTCATGATGATTCCCATACTCGATTTGCACAATTTTATCCGTGGCCTGAATTCACTAAGGAGGCTTTGATAAAAAACTGTATTTGTGGGCCATTCCCTCTCATTAAAAGAGATTCTGCGATAGACGTTGGTCTGTTTAATCCAAAGTTTACTATATCCGGAGATTATGAAATGTGGCTTAGAATGGAGGCTAGGGGTAAGAAGTTTAAAAAGGTCCAGGAGCCTATTGGGAGTTATTATTTAAATCCTAAGGGGGTAAGCACGGACCCTGAAAAACATGCTGAGCATGTTAAGCAAGATATTGCAATTAGGGAGTTATATGGGTGAAAAACGTCATTGCGTTCAGTTTGTGGGGGAACAATCCGGTGTATACAATAGGGGCTTTGCGTAATGCTGAGCTAGCAGAGAAAGTATACCCTGGATGGGCGTGTTGGTTTTACGTAGGTAAAAGCGTACCGCGGAAGATAGTTAAGTCTTTGCAAAAGAAGAGTAACTGTCGTGTTTTTGAAATGGGAGAAAGTGGCAACTGGGATTCCATGTTTTGGAGGTTTCTGCCAGCGGGAGACCCAGAGGTTGATGTTATGATTTCTAGGGATTGCGACTCTCGTTTGAATAGTAGGGAGAAGGCAGCTGTGGATGAATGGTTAAAATCCCCCAAGGCATTCCATATAATGAGAGACCACCCACAACACACCACTGAAATTCTGGGTGGAATGTGGGGGGTGAAGGGGGATATTCTCCAAGACATGCCGTCTCTTATTAAAGAGTGGAAGCTGAGTGATTACTGGCAAGTGGACCAACATTTTCTAAAAGATAGTGTGTACCCCAGAATTGCCGACAACGCTATGGTTCATGATGAGTTTTTTTCAGGGAACCCCTTCCCTACCCCCCGCAAAGATAGGTACTTTGTGGGACAAGCGTTCGACGAAAATGACGAACCCTTATACCCAGAACATATGGAGGAAATATTACGGTGAAAATTGATAAAATTGTATTTTGCACGTCCGAAGAGTTCAGTCCCTTTTGGAATATTCAATCTTTTCTATGGAAGGAGAAATTAGGTATCGAGCCTGTAGTTCTTTTGTGGGGTAAAGTAGAGAATACCACCATGTCGGATAAGTACGGAGATATTATTGAAATGGAATATGATTCAGAACTTTTACCTTCTTTTCAAATGACATGGAGCAAATTTTACCACACATCTACAGAACCAGACACTACATGGATTGTAGGTGATATGGATTTGATTCCTTTAAGTGCTAAGTACTTCAAAGAAGCAATATCAACTGTAGACCCAGGCGCATATACCCATTTAGCTTATGGTATTATTCCGAGGCAGTTAGGGGTTGGAGACGATGTTTTTATTAAGAACGGCGGTTACGTAAATAGCCCAGAGGGCGTGGACGTTCCCGCGTACTACCATGTAGCTAAAGGTAAAACCTTTACAAAAGCGTTGGGGCTTGAGGAGTGTTCTTTTAACGAACAGGTAAGGCGCGTAATTGCGGACGGACGTTTTGGGATGGGACCTGTATCAGGGAGGACCCGAGAGCAAGTCGCTTCTGAGTATTCTTTTCTGCCTATGTCTGATGAGGATAAGTTTTATTGGGTATCCGATGAGAATTATTCGTCGTACAGAATTTATAATTCCTGGAAAAAGGGAGTTATTGATTTTGTTCCGCGTATAACTCCAGTGGGGTGGCACCTCCGCGGTTCTCCAGAGTCGAGTAGTGCAGATAGAGTCGATAGAGCTTGTAGTCAGCCGGGAGGACCTTACATATATGGTAAAGAAAAAGCAAACGCAGGGCAATATATCGATGTTCATTGTCACCGTCCGTACCATGTTCAGGAGGACGCATTGCGCGAGTTACTTCGGGATGCGTGGGGCGAGGGCTTAGAAGGTGTCTAAATTAATTTCTATTGCGGGAAGTTCAGGGGTTGGCAAAACAACCCTTGCACGGTTACTGATGTTGGTGTTTCCAATCGATAAATCTGTTATTATTAGTGGTGATAATTACCATAAATGGGAGAGAGGAAATAGCAATTGGGAATATTTTACACACCTAAACCCAGCAGCGAATAATCTAAACCAAGCCACGCGTGATTTATCACATTTGAAAGAGGCAGGAGAAGCTTGGATTCCTCATTATAGTCACCGCAGTGGAAAATTAGAAGGACCCGTGAATGTAAAATCAAAGGATTTTATTATTTACGAAGGTCTTCATGCTTTGTATGGCACCGTTCCCCAAATAGCAGATGTTAAAATTTTTGTAGATACCGAACCTGAGTTGAAAATGCATTGGAAAATGGTAAGAGATACTGCGTCTCGTGGCTATAGCACAACTCAAGTTTTAGCTGCTTTAAAAGCCCGGGAAGAAGATGAGGTTAAATTTATTGAGCCTCAAAAGAGTGAAGCGGATGTTGTTATTAGGTTTAAAGTAAGTGGAGAAAAAGTGGTAATGGAGTATGAGAAGATTACCGGCAATGGAGGTGATTTGATTACCTCTTTGTGCGAAGCGTATGAAAAGCAAGTTGAGTTTATAGATTTGTGCGGTCAGATAGGAGCTAACAAAAACTTAGTAGGAAACAGAGGGGGGAATATATCCTACAAACTTAACGACAAGAGGGTGATTACTTCGTCAGGAACTAAACTAGCTGAGGTTAGTATGTTTAAAAACCACTGGTTCTCTGGGTCCCCCGAGCGCCCTTCTATGGAATCAGGAGTACATCAAAAACTAGGTGAAGTGGTTATTCACACACACCCTAAGTATGTTAATGTTTTGCTGTGTTCCACAGAAGGAAGAGAGGTAGTAGACCGACTGTTCAGTGGATTTCCCCATCGTCATATTCCTTACGCCGCTCCAGGGAAAAAGCTAGCCAAGCAAAACTTTGGTGCTAGTCCTTGTGTATACTTTTTAGAGAACCATGGGTTGGTGGTGTCTGCGGATACTTTTGAGCAAGCTCGGCAGTGGACCGAAGACGTATGTAACTTATGTAAAGAGTGGGTGAACATGAACAAAAAAGAGGTATCCGAAACTATAATAGATAAGTACCTATTCCCTGATGCGGTATTGTTTGAAGAAGAGATGATGGCTAATAAGGTTATTGCTGAATTGATTTTAAGTTTAGGGCTTACTCCTAAATACTTAACATCTCCTCAAGTCCACGAACTGAAGACAATGGAAGAAGAGAAATACAGGAGGTCTTTAAAATGAAAATTATAATCCCCATGGCAGGCACAGGAAACCGTTTTGTAGAAGCGGGGTACACAGACCCCAAGCCTCTTATTAGAGCTAACGGGAAGAGAATAATTAATTATATTCTTGATTCGTTTGATAAGGATGATGAATTCGTTTTCATTTGTAATGATGTGCATTTAAGTACTACCAACATGAGGGAGGTTCTTCTAGAGTTGTGTCCCACAGCTGAGATTGTTTCCATGCCCGTTCATAAGTATGGTCCTGTTCACACTGTTAAGGCAGCGTATGAGTTCGTCAAAGATGATGAGCCTATTATCATATCTTATTGCGATAACCCTCATATATGGGATTATGATGATTTTAAAAAATACGTGAAGGATGAAGACTTGGATGGATGTATTCTCACTCACACAGGCTTTCACCCTCACACACTAAGTAACACTAAAATGGCATTTCTCAAAACTAAGGATGGGCTGCTGGAAGAAATTAAAGAGAAAGAGTGTTATACGGATGACCCTATGAGCGAACATGCATCCACAGGGTTGTATTATTTCCGTCGCGGTTCGGACGTAAAAAAATATTTCGACCAAGCCGTGGCAGAAGAGGTAACCTATAATGGGGAGTACTATGTGACCCTGGTCTACAACCTTCTTGTAGGGGATAATCTTAGGGTTGGGTATTACGCCACTCCATTCGTCACTGTTTTTGGGACGCCCGAGGAGTTAGAAAATTTCAATGCGTGGTCATTTGTACTAGGAGGAACGCAGGTGTCCTCCTCTAAAGAATCTACTTTATGTTATAATTATTGGAAGGAATATTTTAATGAATGAAATGAACCAGGTAATACATGTTGACATCGATGAGACTATTTGCAATACACCAGACAACCCAAGGGTGTATGAAAAAGCAGAACCAATCAAAGAGAACATCGATAAGATTAATAAACTATATGATGAAGGCAACACAATAGTTTATTGGACTGCTAGGGGAAGTCGTAGTAAAATTGATTGGTATGATTTAACTAAATCCCAACTCGAACAGTGGGGCGCAAAGTTTCATCTATTGCGGTGTGATAAGCCATTTTTTGATATTTTAATTGATGACCGTACTATGCGTATAGAGGAACTATGATTATAATCTCTCATCGTGGAAACTTAGATGGTGTATGTCCTGAGAAGGAGAATACATTAGAATATATTCAAGAAGCCATTGATTCGGGGTATGATGTGGAAGTAGACTTGCGGGTAAAAGACGGAGGTCTGTACCTTGGTCACGACACCCCGGACCATGCCGTCACCTCTCAGTGGCTTGAGGAACGTTCCGAAAATCTTTGGATTCATGTTAAAGACTATAAAGCGCTAGTGTGGATTACTTCTCAAGACCATAAGTTTATGTATTTCTGCCACGAGTCAGACACATACTGCTTAACGAGCAACGGGTATATTTGGTCTCACGACATAGAAAACGATATGAGCGAGTTGTGTATAGTCCCCCTTTTAGATTTAAGGTCAGTAGAAGGATTTTCCCAAACAAATTTCCACGCAGTCTGCTCAGATTTTGCGCATAAATGCCATGATAAGTTTAATTTAGAATGAAAATATTAATTATACAAGAGAACGGGAGGCATGACGCCAACCGCCATTTACGGGAATGCCATTCCATGAAAAGAGCCTTCAACTCTCATAACGTTGATTGCGACGTGTGGGGTTTGGGCCACGAAAATTACGAAGAGGCTCCCGACTTTGAGTCCTACGATTTAATAATCAATTTGGAAAATTACGATGAAGCTGGGTGGGTTCCCGATTTATCGGAGATTAGGACTCCTGTTAAATTTTTATGGGTTATTGACGCTCATTTTAGGGGTATNGGTCCGTACCTGCGAGAGTATGTTCGGGGAGAGTACGATTTAATTTTACAAGCGACAAAAGATTTTCTAGGTGAAAACTCTATCTGGTTGCCAAACGCTTATGACGATGACTACGTGAAGCCAGATGGGGGGGAGAAGTTATATGATGTTGGTTTTTGCGGTAACATTTTAAATCGTGGAGGTCTTCTCAATTTGATTGATGCTGAGTTTGGAGTAAAGAAAGACATCTTTGTTATAGGAGAGGATATGGTGAAAGCGATTAACTCGTATAAGGTTCACGTTAACGCTAATATCAGTTGCGACTTTAATTACAGAAATTTAGAAACAATAGGCTGCGGAACAATTCTAGCAGCACACGACAGCACCGAGCAGTACGAATTGCTTGGGTTTAAAGATGGGGAAAATTGTATATTATTTAAAACTATGGAAGAGTTTAAAGAAAAAGTTAGAAAAGTCCTTGCTGATGATTCTTACCGAACCAAAATGAGTAAGGAGGCAAAAAAACTTGCCAAAAAGCACACGTACAAAGTAAGAGCAAAGACTATTATAGAAGAATGGAAAACGTTAAAGAAAGAACAACTGTAGTATTTGGTGGAACGGGACTTGTGGGTTCCCACCTCAAGGCAGACCTAAAGCCGCCTAGGTNNCAAGTAGATTTGCGNGATATCGACCAGGTGCGCGAATTTTTTCGTGATAACGAGTTCGATACAATCGTAAACTGCGCAGGTAATGTGGGNGGTCTAGGCAAGAACATGAAGCAGAATTTGGAGATGTTCACTTCGAATATGGAGATGAACTACAACTTGTTGAAGGTTATCATGGAGAACCCCGGAAAGATAAAAAAGGCTGTGGTGTTTCTGTCTACGTGTGTGTTTCCCGCTGAGGTGGAGTACCCCCTCACGGAGGATAAGCTACATTTGGGCCCCCCTCACTTTTCCAACAGTGGTTATGCCTACGCCAAAAGAATGACGCAGGTAATGGTGGACCTTATGAACGAGTCGGGGGAGTATGGTAAAATCATTACAGTAATCCCCACCAACTTGTACGGACCTCATGATACGTTCAACAAAGAGGACGGCCATGTAATTCCCGCACTTATTGCTAAGTGTTACGAGGCGGTATTGAATGATTGTACTTTAACTGCATGGGGCTCTGGGAGCCCTTTACGGGAGTTCTTGTATGTTGAGGACGTCGCTGATATTATAGAAATTATATTGGATACTTATGAATCCACTAAACCATTAATTTTATCGCATGGCGAGGAAGTAACAATTAAGGAGGCGGTGCTTGCAGTTTGCGAGGCCATGGGACTAGCCAATATCTCATGGGATACCTCTAAACCAGATGGGCAACATAAAAAACCTTCTGACCCTACTGCGCTCCTAGAAGTTATTGGGGATTATAAGTTTACGCCCCTGAAGGAGGGAGTTGAGAAAGCAGTTAAGTTTTATCGGGAGAATTTTCCAAATGTCCGCGAATAAAACAGCATTTATTACAGGCATCAATGGGCAGGATGGCTCATACTTAACCGAACTTTTGTTAGGAAAAGGATACAAGGTAGTTGGGTTGGTAAGGAGGCTGTCTGTCCCCGAAAGCCAAACGTCACGGCTGGAAGAGGCTGGCGTGTACCCCCATGACAGGTTAGTCTTAGAGTACGGGGACCTGACGGACGAATCTTCTTTAATGCGTATTTTAACAAAATATAAAGTGGATGAGATTTACAATTTAGCCGCCCAGTCCCACGTGCGTGTTAGTTTTGATGCCCCGCAGTATACCGCAGATGCTATCGCTAGAGGCACTTTGAACTTGCTCGAAGCAATGAAAGGGTGTTGTCCTACAGCTAGGATGTATCAAGCAGGGTCTTCTGAGATGTTTGGAAACTCCATTGACGCTGATGGGTTTCAACGTGAAACGACCCCAATGCATCCCGTAAGTCCTTACGGCTGCGCTAAGTTATACGCGTACAACATATGCCGGACATATAGGGAGTCTTATGGGTTATTCATCTCTAATGGAATTTTGTTCAACCACGAATCCCCTCGCAGGGGAGGAACTTTCGTAACGAATAAAATTGTAAAGGGTGCATTGGACATTTATGAGTTTGAAGCAAACAGTTTGGACTTAGGAAATTTACAGGCAACGCGAGACTGGGGCCACGCAAAAGACTATGTTAGAGCCATGTGGATGATGCTTCAACACGATAAGCCTGACGATTTTGTTTGCGCTACGGGAGTATCCCATAGTGTGGGAGATGTGGTAGATTTTGTGTTTAACGCTTTAGGGTTGGTACGTGCCCAACATGTGGGATGCGACCCGAGATATTTTAGACCAAATGAGTTGAATGATTTGAAAGGAGATTGTTCTAAATTAAAACGGGTGCTGGGCTGGGAACCGGACATTAATTTTAAGCAACTTATGCAAGAGATGATTGATGTGGAAAAAATGAGAAGAAAAATAAAATAACCTACCTAGTGGGTAAAAATTTCTCTCATCAATTTATTTCAAGGGTAAATACTATATGAACATCAAGAAAATGATTAAGCGGGGGATTATCCCCGACCCAGACGCAGCTGTTGTTGTACACCCCACTCCTGAAGCTAAAAAGAAAGAAACTCCCAAGAAAAAGGGAATCTTTAGCAAGAAAGACAAGTAAAACTTAAGCCGTTCCTTCTATAATAGAGGGTATGGTAAGTTTTCTAGACGACATTTGTAAGGAGTTGGACGGTGCGTCGCTCCTTTCCACTGAGAGCCAAGTCTTCGGTTACGTAGACTCCGGGTCTAAGGTTTTAAATAAAATTATTTCTGGAGATTTTGACGGGGGGTATCCAATTGGTTCGATTACAGAAATTTATGGCGAGAGCAGCACGGCGAAGACAGTATTTCTTACTCACGCGTTCATCGGAGCGCAAAAACAGGGATACTATACAGTCATGGTTGACAATGAGCATGCCTACTCCCCCTCTTTCGCGGAAAAGCTAGGCATTGATTCGGATAAGTTAATCTATACCGAGCCTGAAACGCTTGAGGATTGTTTTGAGACCATTGAGAAGGCTATTTTGGCTATCCGAAAGAAGGATAAAGAAACTCCAATTATTATTGGGTATGATTCTATCGGGTCATCCCCGTCTAGAAAAGAGATGGATGACACCTTTGGCAAAAACTCAGAGATGGGGGGAGCTTTACGTGCCAAAGTTGCTGGACAGTGCCTCCGGAGAATCAACCCCCTACTTAGGAAGTATAAAGCTGGTTTAATTATCGTTAATCAGGTGCGAAGCAAGGTTGGGGTGATGTTTGGAGACCCGCGAACTAGGGCAGGAGGAGGTAAAGCCCTTCTATACTACTGTGGGACGTCTCTGGAAGCCGCTTCTGGAAAAAGTGACGCATTGTACGATGACAGGAAAAACCCGTTAGGGATTACGGGAACCATTAAAGCGGTGAAGAATAAAATCACTAAGCCGTTTCAATCGTGTGAGTTCAAGTTGTTGTACGACCAAGGGCTGATGCCAGAATACGGGCTAACGATTGAGTACTACAAACAAGGCTTAGCCACAGTACCCGCTAAAGGCTGGTACTCTATTGATGGCGGCAAAACAAAAAGCCGGTCTGCCGACCTGGATAGAAAGATTATGGAGCAATTAAATGGAACGAATTCATAAATTAGACAGATTTCTAGATTCTAGGGGGTGGAGCCTCAACGACATTTTCAGGCTGTTTGAAGGGGAGGAGTTTCAAATTAATTATTCTGTTCTCCATCCTGGAGTTATTAAAGCATGGCATAGGCATAAATACCAGGATGATTATTTCTGTGTCCTTAAAGGTAATGCCCAGGTTGGGATTTTCTCGGAGGTTCCCAGTGCGGATGGAAAATTAAAAGGTCCCGAGAAGCACTTTATTGGGGAACACAACCCTGCCGTTGTCCGTGTAAAAGCAGGAGAGTGGCATGGTCTTACGGCTATAGGTTGTGAACCTGTTGGCCTTCTATACCTTGTAACTAGAAAATATGACCCTGAAAGCCCTGATGAAGAAAGGGCTGGTTGGGAAAATTTTGGACCGGAGGGTTTTTGGTTTCCTGAAAACAAATAAATCTTAAGCGCAACCCTGCTATATACTTTAGAGGATAAGCAATGAAACATATTCCCCCATCGGATACCGCTGAAAAGCATGGAAGAACAACTTCTATGAAGGCAAAGGTTAAGTCCTTTCCCTACATTCGAGTAGCCCTTCAACAAGCTGATTATGGGACTATCTTTACAACTCCTCAGTCCGACGATATTTACGTTATCACCCATGGTACATGGGGAGATAAGTCCGCAAATAAAGTCGTAAAAAGTTTTAAACCGGATACACCCTTTGCTGAGATTAAAGGGTATTCGAAAAGAACAAAAGTTAAGCATGGTCGTTTAGGACAAAAACACAAAGGTGAAATATCCGGCGGCTACAGTGTAAAAACAAATAAGGAAAAATAATGTATACCCCTAAAACTTCCTACTTCTCGTCAACGAGGGTCCAAAAACTAGCCAAAGAGGTTATTGCGGACTGCCGTTGCGACAGGGATAGGGCTTTAGAGGCGTTTACTTATTTTAAAACTATGGTTGAGTCTAATCCGGATGACCACAAAGCGAAGACGGAAATGAATAAAGCTCTACAGTTATCTCAAGATTCTAACGATAAAGTAGTTAGAATTTTAGATATGATGTTGAAAATGACACAAACCGAAATGAAAACCGCTCCCCCAAAGAGCAACACTGACGATATAACTTTTGCATCTTTACGAAATGGCAAGAAAACATAAAAAAACAGAAGACTTTGTAGTTTACAGCTCTAACCTAGACGAATTTCTAAGATTAAGAAATTTCACAGACAAAGAGCTGGACAATTGCGTTAGTAAGGTCAAGACCCTTGTAACGAGTAATAAAAGCTCTATTAGGGATTACATTCACCTGTTAGTAACGTGCGTGGTTTACGACCATAAAAAGTATATCCATCCTGAAAAGGATGATGAAACGTACGATGCCCTTTTCGAAGCCGTCCTTGAAGCATACCCAATGTTTCAGATTGATTCTATCTGCGAAATGCTGAATACTAAGGTTATTACGGAGGAGTTAGGTCTTAAGGACTCCAACAGCCCGGCTGCGTCTGTTAAAAATTTGAAGGAACTAAAAGCGATAGAGAAAGGGTTAAAAACTCGGGTAATAGGGCAGGACACAGCGGTCGGTGAAGTGATTGATGCGTTAAAACTTAGAGCGGCAGGATTTTCTGGTTTTTCATCGTTTTTCTTTATAGGTCCTACTGGAGTTGGAAAGACTGAATTGGCTCGAGCTTTAGCAGAAGGCTACTTAGGTTCAAAAAAGAAGTTGTTGAAGATTAATTGTGGGGAATATTCTAACCCCCACGAGTATGCAAAGCTAATCGGCTCTCCTCCTGGGTATATTGGGTTTAACGAGAAGGGAATCTTAAGCGAAAAGGCTGACGAATCCTCGGAGTGGGTAATTCTTTTTGATGAGATTGAAAAGGCCAGTGGGAAGCTTCACAATCTTCTGTTGGGCTTTCTCGATGACGGAACTATTCAGGATAACCACGGCACCGAGCTTAATTTTAAAAATTCGGTGATTGTGTTTACTAGTAATATTGGGATGGAGCACGTTGGTAAAAAAATGTTGGGATTCGGCTCAGGAGAGCTGTCGTATGATGATGTTAAAATTAATGTGATGGATGCCTTTAAGGGAAAGTTTCCTCCGGAGTTCATTAATAGGATAGACCAGGTTGTACACTTTAACCAACTTACACGGGGGGATACCGCCAAGATTGCCAAATTAAACCTGAAAGATTTGCCCATCAAGCCCACTAAAAAATTAATTGATTGGGTTGTGGCAGGCGGGTACTCTAAGGAGTATGGTGCTCGTAATTTAAAAAGGTTCATTAGGAAAAATGTAACATTAAAGTTAGCTGATGCGCTGTTAGAGGGCCCAAAGTTTAAACAATATGTCCCTTTGTTTTTGGATGGGGTTTTAAATGTGTCGGGAATTAGTGAATAATTTTTAAGACATTATTACTATAATAATATATGAAAGGAATTGTACTAGCTGGGGGCCTGGGTTCTAGATTGAAACCTCTGACCGACGCCACTAACAAGCATTTGCTCCCTATCTACGATAGACCTATGGTGTATTACCCTATACAAACATTGGTAGACGCTGGGATTGAGGATGTTATGGTGGTTACAGGCGGACCTCATGCAGGAGATTTTATTAGAGTATTAAAAAATGGTGAAACGTTCGGACTTAAAAAATTACACTACGCCTACCAAGAAGGGGAAGGGGGTATTGCGCAAGCTCTCAGCATGGCTGAGACCTTTGTCGGAGATGATGACTGCGTTGTGGTTTTGGGGGATAATATTATTGCTGACGATATACATTGCCATGTTAGGGATTTTAGTGCTATTAGGGGCTGCATGGTCTTCACTAAGGAAGTGGCTGACCCGGAAAGGTTTGGTGTGATTGAATATGAACCTGTCGGTAAGGGAGTGGCTGATATTATAGAAAAACCTGTAACCCCTCCCTCTAATGATGCTGTAATTGGCTTGTATATCTATGATAGTTCTGTATTTTCAAAAATTAAATCACTTTCTCCTTCTGCAAGGGGTGAATTGGAAGTTACGGACCTAAATAGAATGTACCTTAAAGAAGGTAACCTGGAAGTTCGCAAGATAACCGGAACTTGGCTAGATTGCGGAACCCCTGATTCTTTGGCGGAAGCCACTTCTAAATTTTATAATGACACAAAAGGACTCTAAATTAATTGTTGTTACAGGCGGATGGGGCTTCATCGGCTCCCGGTTTGTGAAAGCGGTACTCGAGAACACATCATATAATGTTAAAGTTATTGATAAGTTGACCTACGCTGGTAAACGGGTCAGGGTGTACAACCACATAGACCCAAAATACCAGATGAGACTCCAAGAGCTGCGGAAAGACATCAACGACGTTTCCTTTGCTGACGTGGCGGAAGCCGAATATATCGTAAATTTTGCAGCAGAGAGCCATGTTGATAATTCCATTAAAGATGGAAAACCCTTTATTAAAAGTAATATTGAAGGAGTATTTAATTTATTAGAGCGAGCGAAGAAAATAGAGGGACTTAAGAAGTTCGTTCAAGTTTCAACAGATGAAGTATATGGAGATATGTATGACCTCAGAGGAAGACAATATGCGGATGAGACCTTTAAGCTCCGCCCAAGCTCGTATTACTCGGCTTCGAAAGCATCGGCAGACCTCCTGGTCGAATCAGCCGCTCGCACGTTTGGAGTTCCTTATATTATTACAAGAAGTTGCAATAACTTCGGACCGAACCAAGACCCAGAGAAGTTTATCCCAAAAATCTTTAAATCCATCTCGAAAGGGGATGAAGTTCCTATTTACGGGGATGGCCTCCAGTCTCGCGAGTGGATTCATGTGGATGATAACGCGCAGATTATTTTAGAGCTCACGCTTTCGGGAGCGGAGGATGAAGTTTATAATATTGGGTCAGGATTTCACTACAAGAATATAGAAATTGTTAATTATATTGGGGGGATTCTAGGTAAAGAGGTATTACGAACGAAAGTGAAGGACCGTCTAGGTCACGACCGAGTTTACAGACTGGACAGTAAGAAGGTGGAAGGCTTTCTTGGGGAGAGAGTATTTCAAACTTTAGAAGGGTACCTGAAGGACGTGGTCAATGAATCTGCAAGGGTCTAGAGTTGTTGTTACGGGCGGCACAGGTACGTTAGGCTCCACATTAATCCCCTTGTTGGAAGAAAAAGGAGCTTTTGTGGTTGCTCCAACCCGAAAAGAAATGGATATCACCAATGGACGCTCCGTTGGTCAGTTCTTTTCCAGCGGCAGAGGAGTTGGGTGTGACGTAGTCGTTCACTGCGCGGCGTTCACCAACGTTCCTGATTCCCAGCTTCCCGTAAACCACCGTACGGTTATAAATACCAATATTTTAGGTACGGGGTATATCTCATCATGGGCTAAGCAAAAGCATTTTAAAATGGCATACATATCTACGGATTATGTGTATGAGGGGACAGAGGGAAACTACGAAATAACAGATATCCCGAAACCTTTCTGCTTCTATGGTTATAGTAAGCTCGCAGGTGAAAGTTTCATTCCTGGCGATGGTTTAGTGTTCCGAACTTCTTTCCTCCCTAGGGGGTATTGGGGTGAAAATGCTTTAAAAATGGTCTTCGCGGACGTTTACACCTCTAAAGACTGGGTTGATATTATTGCTATAAAGATTATAGATAAATTAGGTGAATGTGGGGTATATAATATTGGAACCGAAAGGAAGCTTTTAAAAGACCTCGCGGTTCAAGAATACCCTGAAGTTGAGGAGATAAACGTAAATACTTTAAACTTTGTATATAAATATCCCAAAGATTCTTCAATGAAGGTAGATACTTAGGACCATAACTATGAGCATGACAACTAATCCACGAGAGAAGCATCCAGGAACCCAGAGGCAATACCTAAACCTTCAGGCGTCCACCATTGTACTCAGTGCCGCTTCTGCCGGTGTAATTGCTGCGCCTCCGGCAGGGTATTGCATTAATATATGGGG